ATACCACGTATTTTATATAAATTTAATGAATCAAATAGATATTATTTTCCAGATATATATATTCCACATGAAAATAAAATAATAGAAGTAAAATCAACATGGACAATAAAAATAAATACTGATATTATAAATCTTAAGAAATATGCATGTATTACACAAGGATATATATATGAAATATGGTGTTTTGATAAAAAAGGAAATAAAATAGAGATATAATATATCAGTCAATAATAATTAATCAGAATCGGATAAATCAACATACAATTCATCGCTATTCTTCTTCCACCATTTATCAAGCTGTGTCATTATTTGATCTTGTACATCTACTGTAGTTCCCTTAGATAAGAGTAATACCCATGATTTAAAATCAGATATATGCGAAAGATGTTGAAATTCACCAGAAATAGATAATTCTTGTTGAAATTCAAGTACGCAACAATTTTTTGGAAGTGCCCATAATTTTGCCCACTTTGACTCGGTCTGTTTTCCTCCAATAAAGATACACAGCGAAGCACCCAACATTGCCTGATAGGATCCATATTCCTTTGAAGAGGTTACACGAATGTTCCATTCATTGCTCTTTTTTTGCAAATAAGGATAGATGAAATCATACACAAATTTCTCATTTACAATATCATCCAACACAACTACACAATTCTTTTTAATGGGACTAGCCATCCAATAAGGAATCAGACTTCGCAGTGATTGAATATCTTCACGTCCCAACTCTTGTGCGGCGGGTCCTGGAAGAAATCCAACCACTTCATTTGCCCAACAGGCAGATTGTTCTTCAAATGGAATTCCGTTTACAACCTTCCCATTCCAGTCCAAATTTTCCACATACTCCTGAAAATCGGCAGGAATCCAAAAAGAGGAGTTTGGATACAAAGACAATAATCGTGAACAGCGAGAGATGTAGTTCAACATATATACATCAGGATGAGTGAATACAGAGGTATCCATAAATGGAATCGCAATCATACGTTCACATCGCTGCAATGGTGTAAAAATATCAACGGTTGCATTCTTCCAATAATTATATTGTGGGTTATCTACTGCATATTTACCCGTGTAAATGGTGTACAAATCATATACTAAGCCATTTGAAGTTACTCCTGCATTATTCCATGAATAGACAGGGATGGCGGGTTCAAAGTAGAAATTTTCAACTTGTGCCTCCCATTTATATCGCCCCTCTTTTTCCAACATGGTACAATAGGTAATTTCATTGGAAAGAGATGAACTCTTAATTTCAAATGAGGTCAATTCGTTACAGATGCATTGTGGACTCTTTTTTGGCACCAATTCCTGTCGTGTATCAATCAAATAAGTGGGTACCAAATTAATATAGAGCGGTACACGAATATAATCCTTCTTATCATAAGTACGAATATTACTATTATGAAGATGATGCGTCTTAATCGTCATCGCTGGATTTGTAATAAGGAAACGATTACGAAGAATAGAACCAGCAAATGCATTATCGCATCCTGCCTGACCCAGTTGAAAATCAAAATCAGACATATTCCATGCCGTTTGACGAATGGAATCGGATAAAAAGATCCAGGTATCTTGTGAATCTGCACGAGGTCCAAAAATAGAAGAATGATTGGATCCACGACCATCATCATCCCAACGCAATAAAGCAAGCATACGTTCTTTTAAATTTATCTTCCATAAATTGGTAAGCGAGTCATCAAAATAAATATCCGCATTGGACAATACAGTAAATACATTTTCTGGAACATTCTCACATACATATCCCAAAAAATCACCATAGGTTAAACGTCTTCCCGTGATGACTTGATGAATTTTATTAGAATTCTGGACATTTTTCCACTCATTGGAATAGTCTTTTTCATTAATAAGAATAATTTTATCAATGCAAGGACATGCACAATTGATGGTGAGACAATCCTTAATTTCCTGGAAACGTTTCTTTGCAGCTGGACGGAAGAACTGGGTAATCAGATAGAGTTGCTGAGGTTGCTTATTAAATTCAACCGAAACGGAGGAGAATAGTTTTATACGTAAGTCAGAAACTCGGCAGTCAACAATACGATGATATCGGCATAGAAGAGTGACCATTGCAACTGCATCTACTGTGGTTCCATTCCATGTAGTCTCAAGAAAGGGATATTGTTCAACAAGTAAATCCAGATTAAATAAATTATCAAAATTTTCTTTCCAGAATTCCTCTGATTTATGGGAAAGTAGGGATTGCGAAAGGAAAATCATAGGGACCGTTTTAGAGATTTCAAAAAGCCGTTCAATGGTTTTATCCATGGAATCAGACCATTTTGTCAATATCATTCCGACAATATTTGTACGAAAAATGGACCATTTATCATAGGCTTCCAAACTGGTGACAATACCATCCCATCTAGACCAATTTACGGCAGTCGTTTGATCTTGAAGCCATATAAGTGTACGCTGATTACGAATCGTTGGTGCGTTAAGTGTAATCACTTTTGGCTGAGCTGTCATTTAACTCTATAAATAATAATTGACTTTATACTCTCGGATAAAGATAGAGTAGAATCATGTCAAATCTGTATCAAGGATCTTCTGAAAATAATCAGGTATGTCCTCAGCCACCCTACAATGCCACAAACTTTACAAGTGCAAATGCGCCCATTTATAGCACGCTCATATCTTATGCAAATACATCACCACAATATCCATTGCCACCTGGAACAGATGCAAATCTTGTGTATCGTAATACGCAAAATATTACCTATTTTACAAATTTAAATCAGCAGACACAAGCCATTCGTACATTAAATGGTTCAAATGGTACAGTCCCGTATCCACAATTTCGTTCTGAGGCAGAGCGTATTATGTATCGTCAAGGATTAGCAATGACGGCGGCACGTAATAATATTACAGGACAAAATCCATCTGCACCTGCAGGTGTACCTTGTTCCACCATTTATGAAATTATTAATTCGTAAACCACAATAAAAATAAATCATTCATTCCTTTTTATAATGTTACATTCCAACAAATTGATCTTTGAATTCTCGGATGACTTGACATAAGGCTAGTATATCTTCTTTACTTACTTTTAGTACTTTTGGCTCGTGTGGATGGTTTTCTAGTATTTCGCTTGCTGACACTTTGCTTTTGAGGCTTGATAATGACTTTGCGGAGGGAGTCTCTTTGGAGGGAGACAAGTGAATTTCGGAAGGAATCAAGATGGGATTGGACTCGATCCTTCCAGTCTGCGAAGTAGATAACGGAATCGGATTCTGGATAATAGTTTCCAATGGCAACGGATAGATCGGATGGTTGTCCTGTTGCATCAAGTTCAAAGGTATAGAGAGTTGTTCCGCTGAGGTAATAGGGGATTCCACGGATGTGTTTGAGTTCATAGTTCATTCTAGTCTATCAGATATGTTGGCAGTTACACCTTTCAATTTTATAATTTTATAATTCAATTTTTATAAAAAAATGTTTAATAAAAATTGAATTCTATCTTTCATCTGAAGTTGAGATAACCCGCAATTATGAATATCTTTGCATTACATAATAAACCAAGAAAGGCAGCCCGTTGGCATGTGGATAAGCATGTGGTTAAGATGATATTGGAAACCGCTCAGTTATTGTATACTGCACATTGGGTACTATTTTATCCTGAACTGAAGAAGTATAAATCTGCAATTGCATTATCACGTGCTCAAAAAAAGTTGGACATTCCTGAATACATGAAGACAGCACCCGTGTGTGAAACATCAGGTGAAGCAACCTATCGCCCTTGTCATGTAGGTCACCCTTGTGCAAAGTGGACTAGACATGGGCTAGGAAATTATAAATGGTTGGCGGAACTGGGTAAGGAGTTGGTAAGAGAATTCAGAATTCGTTTTAAAAAGGAACATTCTTGTGAAAAGCACATTAAATGGCTTTACGAACATTATCCTCCAACCATCAAGGACATACCAAGAAAAACATTTGCAATTGCGATGGATAATGAATATAAGATATCAACAAATTCCATTGTATGTTATAGGCATTATTATAATACATCAAAAAAAGAAAAGGGGCTAATTAAATATACAGGTCGTCATACACCACATTGGATCACTACGTCTTAAGAAAACTGCAGAGTCCGTAATTATTTGCAATCCATTGGCGATGTTCAGTTAATTCATTTTCAAATTGTTTATCAATATCTAGGTATTGATCTTTAATACGTATAATATCACTTGTAATTGTTTTAATTGTATTTTCCAGCATGGTACGGCGTTCCATATCTTTTTTATCGGGTTCCGTTGTATGTATTTTAAGATTAAGATTGACATGCTCATTCAGAATATCTTTTAAGCGATTCACATAAAGACTCTCAATGGATTGTATTTTTTTTACTTCCGCAAACACATTAATGTTATTTAATTTAGGAAACTTATATCGTATATTTTCTGGTAAAATAAACTGATTGGTTTCCTTAATTTCACTGACATCTTTTTCAGTATCCATAATTAACTTGGGCAATTCCTTAGATGCTCCTACAACAAATAGAATCTTTCCCGAATTAAATTCAAGTTTGGACTGTAGTTTATCAAATTTATAGGCGGATACACGATGGGCTTCGGCTTTTGCATCCAACTTGAGATAGTTAATTAAATTGAGAAAAAAGAAATTAAGTGCACTTAGGCTACTTACAATCGTGGTACCATATGGATATTCTTTAAGAGCGATACTAATTACTGCACATACTGCGGTGATACAAATAGTGGGTAACATGAGATAATTTAGCCGTTGTTCACATAATGTTTTTGCCTCGGTATAAAGAATTTTTTGACCTTTTAGATACATGGAAATAATATCACAAATCATGGAGCTATTGGATTCTTTATAGTTATATGCTTCTTTTAGCATTTGATCCACTTCTTGATATAAAAATTGTGCATTGGGAAGAATGGATAGTGGATCTTCTTCTTTATCACTCTTTTCTTTCTTGTCATTTGTATTCTCTTTTGTATCCTTTTGTTTGTTTTCAAGTTCATTTGTATTTTCTTTGGATTCTGATTGAGTATCCGGTTTAGAAAGTCCAGCCACTCCCAGACTATTTAAACGTGTCAACGTCATACGTTTACTGTTAAGGGGATCGGTTATATCCTTTTTATCAATGGGAATAACAACACTATTCTCCACACTCATTATGTAATTATATGGTAGAATTGTATTTAAATGGCTGAAAGATCAAACACGGAACCGAATCCACCTCTATCAGACCAGGAGGAGAACCTAAAGGGAAAAATTGAACTCCAGGAAATCTTGAAAAAGAAACGGGAAGAATCCGAAAATGTTGCATGTTATCGTATCTATGCGCACGATTCATCAGAAGATGATAAAAAAAGAGAAATTGATCAAAAAAGAATCAATCGGATTAAAAATCTCTATGGATTCTAGAAATGTCGGCACCAATTAGTAGTGATTCACTATCTCCTCAACAGGAGAAACAAGAGCAAAAACAAGAACAAAACCCAGAACAAAAACAAAAAGAAAGAGCGGTCAATCCACGTGCAATTCGTCCAGATAATCTTGCGGTTTCTTTTACAAAGGAAAATATTAAAATTACAAAAATGCGTAAATTATTTGGTTTTTAATGACGACCTCCACCGCTAGAAGGACCGCCACCGCTAGAAGGACCGCTACCAGAAGGACCGCCACTAGGACCGCTACCAGAAGGAGCGCTACCAGAAGGACTGCTACCAGAAGGACTGCTACCAGAAGGACTGCTACCAGAAGGACTGCTACCAGAAGGACTGCTACCAGAAGGACTGCTACCAGAAGGACTGCTACCAGAAGGACTGCCTGAACGAGGGGCACCTGCGTGTGCGCCACGACCTGGACCACCCCATGGACGGGAATGAGCTCCTGAAATATGCCCAGGACCTGACCATCTGCGATGTCCATATCCACCACGATAATAACCTCCATCACCACCGCCTACATACCAACCACCCCAATAGGGCCACCAATTATAGGAAGTGACTTCCCAAGGCCACCAACCATATACACTCGGTGTTTCATCCACTACAACAACCTTTGTAGGGGCTGGACGAGTAATCGTGACAATAAAATAAATCACAAAAAAGAATGCAATCGCATATAATAAGATAATAACTAGATCAGATTTATCCATTCTAGTTATAATCTATAAATTACATTCTACCTCCGTAGAAAGACAATTAGTTTTCTTTAGAAGTATTTGCATTGAAATACATATTCATACCATCTTTTAACATCGCATAAATTGCCAATAAAATAATATAGACCTTTATGAAAATATGATCATTCTCATTATTCATTTTGATTATAGATATATATTTATAAATTGATAATCTGGTTTATATCTCATTTCCCCACCATCCAACAGAAATTGTCTGTGGCTCAGGAATGGTCTCATGATCATAAATAGAGTTAATGGTACGAATGGGCTGATAAATATCTCCCTTCCACCATCCAACGGCTGTTTCTAAAGGGATACGATTTTCACTATTACGCAAACCACCTGATGGATCGGGTCCACCACTTCCAAACTTATTCGGTACATATCCTTTTCCAGAATCGGGCCAAAAAGCACCCTGACCGTATTTCGTAGAATCGGGCTTCATTGTTCCAAATTCAGTAAATCCCCAGGTGGGAAACATTTTGTTCTTTTCTCCAGGAAACAATCGCTGTACAATTGGCGAATCATACAATGACTTTACCCCTGGTGTATAATAGACGGAAAAGATTTCACGAACAATAAAATAGAGGATAACCAGTACAATGACTCCGTAGATCCATGATAAAAAATCAGTTTGTTTCATTTGATTCTACTTTATTATATAGAGATTTATATTACTAGAGTGATGCACGTAGATGTGTAGTCTTCTTTTTTAGCAAATACACATCAAATGATACGACCAGATCTTTTTCAAATTGGGTATAGACAATGAGTTCCATCTCTGGATTTCGTGACAGATCAATTGTTGTATGTGATGTAATTTGAATTTCTTTGATATAACCACTCTCTGGATTACGATAATAGGTAACCATTTTACAGTGTGTATTATTATAAATATTCCCAATTCCAGTACATTCAGATGGAAACCGAATATGAAGAGTACCTTGATCTTGATTGTAGCGAATGAGACCCTCATAGGAACGGTCCATAAACAGATTTTGAATGGAAATAGTTTGGCGATAACGTAGTATTAAATTAGATATACGATAAAGCAAACGAATTCCTTGATTTAGAGTCGTAACGGTTTTATCTTCATAAATGAGAGAATGACGCTGATGGTCCTCTGGAAAATGGTTTAATGTAAGTGTATCGGTTGCAGACATTTATTTCGTTCTATCTGATATTCCAGATATCATCTTATACTATTCAATTTTATTAATAAAAAATACAATATATGATGTATTTTTTATTAAGTTTGCTTTGGTCCGCTCCGCTTTGGTCCGCTCCGCTTTGGTCCGCTCCGCTTTGCTTTAAAAGTCCGCATCCAATGCAAATGACATCTCCTCCTGTTTCTTTCCTACACCCGCTTTGGCATAGGTAGTTACACGTTTTTCAAAGAAATTATCCTTTCCCTCAAGAGAGATTCGCTCCATAAAATCAAATGGATTAGGAGTTGAATAAATTTTACCATAACCAAGTTGTGTAGATAAACGATCCGCAACAAATTCAATGTATTGTGACATCAATTTATCATTCATACCGACCAAGTGACATGGCAGAGATTCTGTAATAAATTGTTTCTCAATCTTAACCGCTTCACGAATAATTTTATGAACCTTTGCCTTAGGAAGCTTTCTCTCAATTTCCTCATACAATGCACATGCAAAATCCGTATGTAAACCTTCATCACGTGCAATAAATTCATTTGAGGTGGTTAGTCCAGGCATTAATCCACGTTCTTTTAGCCAATAAATAGCACAGAATGAACCACTGAAGAAAATACCTTCAACTACTGCAAATGCAATCAAACGTGTCGCAAAATCTTCTGTAGTAGATTCAATCCATTTTTGAGCCCATTCGGCTTTTTGTTTTACACATGGAATGGTTTGGGTAGCTTGAAACAATCGTTGTTTCTCTTCTTTATCTTGTACATACGTATCAATTAATAGCGAATAGGTTTCAGAATGAATTGCTTCCATCATTAGTTGAACGGAATAGAAGTTACGTGCTTCAGGAAGCTGAATTTCTTTCATAAATCGTGAAGCCAAATTCTCCTGAACAATTCCATCCGATCCCGCAAAGAATCCAAGAATATTTTTAATAAAGTATTGCTCGTTTGAATTGAGTTTCTCCCAGTCTTTCATGTCTTTTGATAGATCAATTTCTTCTACTACCCAAAAAGTGGACATATGATTTTTGTAATGTTGGAAGAGTTTTGGCTTCATAATAGGAAACAAAGTGAAGCGATTTGGATTTTCTTTTAAGATTGGTTCCACAAAGGATTCATTCAACTCAAGTGGTTTCAAATCATTATCAATTGATTTAAGAACAGGAGAATTAAATGTAAAACGTGATGGAGAAGAGATAGCAACCTTAGTAGATTCCATTTCGTACACGATATTAAAACCGGAGAAATAAGATAGAGTTTGATTTACAATATAATCTAATGATTTGATTCAATTTTATATTTATTATATAATAAATAGTGTATATTTTATTATTTAATTAAAATATGATGGGAATAATGACAATTTATAAATTGAATTTTATCTCATTTATATTTTATAAAGAATATAAGTTAACTATCATATTATGATGATGGTAATTCCATATAATTGTTATTTTGCATAAAATAATCATACAGTTCTTGTCCAAAAAAATCAATCTCAATCATTTTACAAAGTATCTTAAGTAGTTCCATAAATAAAAAAGTTGTAGGATGATGGCATGTTAACATTAGATTTTCATTTTTAAAATTCATAAATATATTTGAAACGATAATATCTACCTTATTTTTATTTTCACGATAGATTAACTCTTTAATAGAATGATCAAAATCATGATAAATTAAATAAATGCTTGGTATTTGTATTAATTTACAATCATTTTTCTTTAGTTCTTGTAATGTATTCGTATTTGAAAATAATGATTTATTTATATCTATATTTTGATAGATGATAATATCACTCTCTTTAATTTTTTGAATAGATGTATCATAATCTAATATTTTATTTTCACATTTAACACTCCATTCATTCACATGTGGTCTAAATTCTTCACCATATAAAATCCAGCAAATATCATAATTTTTTGAATGCAATAAGCGTTGAAGATAGAAACATAATCCAACTGTTTGACAATTGCCTATAAATGTGATATTCATATTTTATACTATATTCATAGAAAATTCTATTTGGAATATCTAATAAATCTCAATTTAGTATAGAAAATAACCATAATAATGGCAGTATTTAATGATTTACCACCAAATAAAAAACCACGAATCAAAAGCGGTTATGGATCTGCGAAGAAGGCAAGAGAAACCATTAAGAGGTTGAAAAAAGAGCCAAAACAATATCAATATCAACTCGTGCATACGTTGTATTCTCGTGCAAAGTATCATAAATATCAGACAGAAGGCATGCGAAATGCAATGAAAATTTATAAAAAGTTTTTAAATACTCTTAAAAAAATAAAATAAGTAGAATAGAATGACCTCTATCTTAAAAAGAACCGCTGCATTTACGGCGCATGAAAAACCAGTTGCTGGCGACATGAAAACATCCTTTGTAGGTTATGACCATTTAGGATGGATGGTATGTGATGGACGATCACTATCTACTGCTCAATACAACCTATTATTCCAAGTAATTGGATATCAATTTGGAGGTTCAGGTGCTACATTTAATTTGCCAAACCCCGCTGGTGGTGTTGTAGGTATTGTTGGACAACGTACGGGTACATCCTTGTATGGACCTGGTGCAGATGTTGGTGAGGAAGAACACAAACTATCTGTTGCCGAAATGCCATCCCATACTCATACAGGTACAACTAATTCAAGTGGTACCCATACTCACACACAAACCACTGTAAATGATGATTTTAACAATAGCGGTGTATACCCTAACTTTAGCCAACCAAGTTATCCACAATATGACGGATCAGGTTCTGTTACATGGACAAGTACAATTAATGCAAATGGAGCACATACTCATACATTTACAACAGGTTCAACTGGAGGTGATCAACCACATAACAACATTCAGCCAACACTCTTTATGGGAAATATGTTTATTTACTCAGGTATTCCAACATATCCAGGTTTTCCAATTGGTCCAGGTTATGCTGTAAATAGTGCATCTGCCTGGCCAGGCACCTCTGGATTGAACCCACCTCTCATCTAATACATCTATATTTATAAAAATTATTTTTAATATTAAATAATACTAAAAATAAGTAATAATTTTACAGTATTTTATACAATTTGCCAGTTAATCTGCTCTTTACCCATTTCTGCCAACCATGTATTGATTGTTGAAAAGGGTTTACTTCCAAAGAAGCCTTTTGATGCACTGAGTGGAGATGGATGAGCTGACTCAAAGATACGATGTTGCTGAGAATTCAAATAAGATGTTAATAGTTTCTTTTTAACTTGTGCTGATTTACCCCATAGAACAAATATCACCTTGTCAGCTGTAGATGCAATATAGCGAAGAATTTGATCGGTTATTTCCTCCCAACCCAATTTTGAATGCGATTGAGGATTTCCAGCTTCTACGGTAAGAACCGTATTCAGAAGCATTACCCCCTGTTTTGCCCATTGATCTAAGTATCCATGTGTAGGAATAGCACATCCGATGTCGGATTTTAATTCTTTATAGATATTTTTAAGAGAGGCAGGAATTGGCTGAACGGTACGAAGTGCAGAGAATGCTAAACCATGTGCATTTCCAGGAGTCGGATATGGATCTTGTCCAAGAATAACTACTTTTATGGATTGAATGGGTGTATAATCCAAAGCAGACCAGATATGTTCTCTTGGAGGAAGAAACTCTTTCCCACCCAATACGGATGACAATTCTAGTAATTTTGCTTGACAACTAGACAAATGAACTTTCCACTCAGATGGAACCGAATCGTATAACCAATTTGTTCCAGGCTCCATGACTAGATTCTCTTTCTCTTCTTTGCTATCCACGCCACTATCTACTTCACTCTCCTCCTTTTCATCAGAATCCTCTTTGTGTACATGGACGGAATACACGGGAGGAGAAATACCAGACACAACTGATTTCATTTCTGCCTGATCAGAGGGCTCCATTAATTTTTCCCATGTCGCCAAATGCTGATCCGAATCCTCCACCTGTTTTTTAATAAGTTGTTTATAGAATTCTTTTACTTTTGTGTGTGTTTTAAATGCACTCGGAGTAAAATCATATACATATAATGCCTCAAGTGAGCGAAGTCGTGATAATGCAACATAGGCTTGACCAAATTCAAAATTACCTGATCCAATATCAACCAGAGCCGAATCTACAGATGATCCCTGTGATTTATGAATGGTAAGTGCATAGGCAAGGCGAAGAGGTACTTGTGATCGTGAAACAAATTCATATTCCTCAATTGCCCATGTGTGACATCCCACTGGTTTACGAATTCCATTTACAAATTCAACAATTGGTAAATCGGTAGAAGGACAAAATCCAACTACTACACCACGTGATCCATTTACTAATCCACTATCTGGATCGGTATTTGCAATCAACATCACCTGTGCATTCAAGGCCAGTTCCAAGTCCAATGTGTAAGAGGCTTCGGAATCAAATTGAGTAAGAGCACGCTTAAATCCCTCATCCTCTTCTGTAAATCCTTTTGGAATTTTACCATCATATACAAGGCGTGCATGATAATGATATCGTCGTCCAGTAAGCGCTTTTAGATTTGTATCATTGATCATATCTACTTCTGCACGCCGAGGAAACAGAAGGGTTGGACGAATCTTCTGATCTCGCCAATTTTTCCCTTGACATTTTTCAAGAATCGCACAGGACTCTTTGGATAAGGAACCAATTCGTGCCTCTTTGAGAATCTTCTGAAAATCATCATCTTTTTGACGTTGAATAATGGTTAGTTCAATGGTCCCAGAAATTGCATCTTTCCATGCATTGGATTCAAAGGCAAACATCACAGGATCATCTTTTTTACTAACAGGTGGCAATTGGAAGAAGTCACCTACCAATAGTAGTTGAATTCCTCCAAATGGTTTTGAATTGGACCGAATCTTTTTGCCAAGTTCATTTAGTTTATCTAATAGTTCTCCTGTCATCATTGAAATTTCATCAATAATCAATAGATCAGTACACAACCAATTCCGCATCGCTTTCGTATTTCTTCGGATTTTCACATGCAGTTCACCAATTGTCCCCTTTCCTAAACCAATTCCAGCCCAAGAATGCAATGTTTTTGTTTTATGACCGAGAAGAAGTGATGCACATCCTGTTAAAGCACACATCTGAATTCGGGGATGTTTTGCCACACGATTTGGATAGTTTATTTCATTCATTCTCTTTTTTAATTCTGGAAATTCAGTATAAATAACGGATAATAAATAACTTTTTCCTACTCCTCCACCGCCCGTGAGAAATAGATTTTCTCCTTGTAATAAATGGTCAATCACTGCTCTCTGTTCATGTGTTAGTGTATTGAGTTTTGAAGCAACGACTGATGAAGGGACTGCCGATGTAGAGGCGCCCGCTGCTTTTGCAGCGACTTGTTTCTCACGATAGCTTTGCAAATATTCTTCTGCTGCTTCATACGTAGGAAATCCCTTGTACACTGCTCCAGGATAATGATGAACATTGTCATTGGTTTCAGACCACGTATCATAAATACCTGGTTGATGCCCCACCGCAACGGCATAATACGCATTCTTTGAACTCATGATAAAATGTGATCTCACACACTTTATCATAACCATACAATTTCAATTTTATTTTATTTGAAATAAAAATATACATTATACTATGCATTAGGCACAACAATTTCTGCAGAATCAATCCATTCTAGAATTTTTTTACCAAATCCTTCGCCACCCATTTCGTTCAAGGATTGCAAATGAAGTTCATCTATTATATCGCAAAAGTCATGCATCTGACCATTCACTACAACAGTAATGGATGTGGATTTACTCAATAAAGCGGTCACATTCTGTAATTGCTGGATCGCTAGATCATGGGTGCGTTGAATAGCCTCTAAATCGTAAATGAGCTGTTCAATTTCATTTGTTATGGAGGAAGATTCACTGCAGTCTGAAGTAGTATCAGAATCGGACTCAGCTGCAGCCAATTGAGGAGGATCATCCTCTGTATCCACTTCCATATCCATTTTTATCTATTCGTAATATTAATATAATTATATACCATCTATTTATATTTAAGTTATGTTTCAGTTTTTATTTTGTATAGGGTGACGCATTAAATGCCAATAGACTAATGGGGGAATGATAGGAAATGGTACAAACCATTGGAGTAATTTCAGATGTAGCCACCGCTGACCAAGAAAAGAACCAATGAGCCGGTATAAATAGAGATGTACCAGGTCGCAATACAATATCAATGTACCGAATATCCTCTACGAATGGCGTATCTTTCTTGGTTAACTGTGATGGAAAACAATCCATCCATGGCGTAGGCAACATGCTTTCCATGGATTCGGGCATAATCGTTACAAGAATCTCACCATCCACTGGAAATATACACGTCCATGTTGCAAAGGATTTGCGAAGACCTACATTTCCTGCCCAACAGTGATATCGTGGAAACAACCACCATTTAAGATAGGGACGAATAAGAAGAGGATTCAGCCATTTATTGGCCCACACATGAATACCAGAGAGTAATGCGAGTTGTTCGGCTTGTTTATATTTCCATGGACAAATGGACGATGTCGTAGAAGAGGAAATCCAGTCCGTAAATTCCATCTCTTGGAACAATGGGATTGTAGAATAACATGATCGTGCAATTACATCATTATGTGACCAACATGTAGTAGAGGGTAATGATCGCAATACAAGCGGGATTTTTTCACCCAATAGTTCAACTAATTGATCATTTTGTGACCATTCAATCTGATTGATTCTAAATTCACAAACCGCTTGCTTGTAAAAAAAGGTGAGAATAATAAATAATACTCCAAGAATAAATAAAATATCCAACATGACTTTGTTGAATCTCTCCTATACAAATCAGCACAACAAAAAGATCACATATATCACGCACACTATGATGCAGGGTCAGGAATTACAGTCATTCCTCCTATCGTTCCATAGATCACATTTCCTGAACGAAATGTATTAGATGCCAATAATGATTCATGTTCTTTTGTTGCATACCCACGATATTGAATGGTAACCTGTTTCGGTATTTCACTATTTTCAAAAATAACCACTAGATATTTTCGGAGATAAGGTGTGTTAATAAAACTAACAAAAAAATTGGATAAATCATCCACCAATACTTCTGTAATATTATCAACATATGATAAAGACACTGCTAGACTCACATTTTTGTAATCTACTACACTAAACTCAGTAGCAAGATCCTCAATGTATTTTTGCGATGTACCATTATACATATCATTTAAAACCAGATAAAACGATGTGTTTGCTCCATTATAGATCACTTTTTTACACTGACTTAGGGTATAGGTTTTTCGGATTAAAAAGGAAAAGAATCCAGGCATGGTATTACGATAATGCTTAATTTGATTCTCCGTAAGTGTTGTATCCATTTTTGAATGAGGAGCAATTGTCAACAATTTATACAAATCAATTTGTGGCATTTATTCTTTATGAGATGAACGTCTAGTCTTAGAAAGGCATTTTTTCCGAGCAGGAACCATTGGAGTTACACCAGTAGTGGATGATCGGCGACGAGTATGTGCCAAATGTCGGTGTTTTCCAGCATGAATTTTCGTTTCAGGATTGGCTTGACTCAATATGGATTTTTTAGGAACAGACTCATTTTCGTTCACAACAGGGATCGTATAGGATGGATGCAACAGCTTCAATACTTTATCAATCCATTCTTGAGTCAACGAGCCGGTTTGAAGTGCATTGGTAAAAAATGCCTCAGCGGGTACAATGGCTTGCTGGATAACCTCAATGACAGTATCCTCTATTTTATCCACAATCTCCAGATCAAGTGTTAAACTAATATCATTAAAGGTTTCAAGCCATAACTCCTTGTAACTTGTATCCACTTTTTTCAGGATTAACTGTGTATCCATGATAAATCCGTAACGAATACCAATTAAATCAAATTGCAGGTCAATATCAAATACGAATCCAGGACCAATTATCTGATTACCATTTAATTCCACCTTTTTCTCGGCAATATCTTCCATAAGAATAAAACATCCGTAGATGTGGTTCTGCAACTGTAATGAATCAATGCCAGATAGATTTGCTAATTGTTGTTGTACTATATCCTTAATCCGTGTAAGATCCATTTTATACTATTATATTTTCGTCTTCTATATGATTTATTAGAACGCACTTATATAAAAATAAATTATTCTAATTATAATTCTTACGTGACATGCGATTGCGACGTGTTTTATTCAATTTCTTTTTCCTTCCTCCTTTACTAATTGATTCATGATGATGATTGAGAATAGCAGTAGTTGGATCAAACTCAGGTTCAAATGCATGATCTAATAATGTTCGGATGTCTACCTCATATTTATGAACAAGATCAATTGCATCATTAAAATATTTTAAATTCATTGTAACTTCAATAGAACGATCAATGATACCATTTTTAGGAGAATCTATATTTGATTCATGAGGAGCGTGTTGAGGATGAATACAGACTTGTGTTCTACATTTTTCATCATTAAACGGGTGATTTTGAATATCATAAAGTAAATGTACTGGAAGAGGTTTTGTTGTTTTAAATACATATAGGTATCCAATTCCTTTTTTCTTTTGATTTTCTGTAAAAAAACGACCTTTAAAATCCGTATACATTTCAGTCAAATACCATAAAGAGATAGAAACATCTACTCCAAAAAATGTAATACGATCATCTTTTAATTTTTTTATATCAAAATCACTCATTGTACTTGAATGAAATAGAATTGTACCCTCTGGAAGAATATATGTATTTTCATTTTCATTATTTGATTTTACAGTTGTTAATAATGATTTTTTCAACCAAGATACAAGATTTGAAGATCCATACGCAGACGGATGCATTGTATTTTTCGTTGTTAGATATGATTTTTTTGGACCTGAAAAATTAGACGCTCGTCTAAAATTTTGTTTTTTTAATGATACGTTCTGACTCATCTTACTATAAGAAGATATTTAAATAGTAATCATAGATTATTATCAGATCCCATATCACGATTATAACAATCTAATCTAAATAAAATCCGTAGATTATTAATTATGGAATATAGTATTGAATTCTCCAATGGATCGGTCCAATTAAATGAGGAACAATATAAAGTCGTCACAAGCCCCGTTTCCGAAAATCAACGTATTTTAGCATCGGCTGGATCGGGTAAAACAACCACCATTACCGCAAGAATTGCATATCTAATTGAAGAATATCACATTGATCCGAGCTGTATTTTATTGGTGACCTTCAGTCGTGCCGCCGCACAAGAAATGATCCATCGTGTTCATCGCTTAATTGGACCCGTTCAGATGTATGCAGGAACATTTCATTCACTCTGTGCACAAATCCTACGAGAAATGGCACCCGCCATGATTAGTGATCAACCCTTTATTGATGAACTCCCTTATCGTCTCGTAAAATGGCTGGAAACGGATCGTGCAAAAAAATGGGTCAAACGCTTTCGCAGTATTATTGTTGACGAATTTCAAGACATCAATGAGATCCAGTGGAAAATGCTTATGGGATTCTATATTTATCCCTGGACAACCATGTCCATTGTTGGCGATGATGCACAAAATATCTATACATGGCGTGGATCCTCCGTTGATTTTATTCTTAATTTTCATGAAAATATTCAACGTGTTAAAGATTATCAATTGTGTCGCAATTATCGCTCCACGGAAGCCATTGTCACCATTGCAAATTCAGTCATGCGATTTATTCCAACACTCCCTTTTAAAGAGAAAATGATTGCAAATGCCCGTGGTGGCCGCAAACCTGATGTTCATTTCTTCTTTCGTTCATCGGATGAATGCGACTGGATTGTTAATTCCTTGGAGAAAATGATCAAACAATTTACAGGACCTGGAACACCCAATTTCACCTTCGCCGTTCTATCACGATACAATTCGGATTTATTTAAAGTGGAAGAGAGGCTCCATTTGAAACGAATCCCATATCAAGTATGCACCCAATATGATCCTGATCGCAAACAAACCGATACACAGAAAATTACCTTAGCCACCATTCACGCCAGTAAAGGTCTAGAATGGGACATTGTATTCTTTATGAATTTGCATGATGATGTATTTCCTTCCAGAAAAAGCGACGAAGAAATTGTATGTGAACGCCGACTATTTTATGTAGGAATTACACGAGCGAAGAAGGGTCTCTATTTAACCTATTCCAGACAGGAACGATCCCTCTCACGATTTGTAAGAGAAATTCCACGACCTTTTTTAAAATTTCATAATGTAACCTCCTTTAAATTAAGTACGAATGAAGCCATTACTACCACGATGAGCATTGATGACATGATTCGTGGATTTGACGGAGCGGACTGGAATGAATTGAGAGACAATGGATATGTTCCATCTGTGAAGAATTTTAAAACGGAAGGAATCTACTCCTTTGCAACCTTCTTCTCCATACCTGAATGGGTGCGACAGCTTGATGTACGTGATACATGGAACGAAATGTTGCATTTGGTCTCCTTGCGTGAATGTGCAATTCATCAAAATAAAATGGAACAACTACTGACACCCGAAATACAAGAGGCCCTGTTAACTCTGCGAATCTATAAAGAAGACATTGAATTTTGGGAAGAATACGAAGCCGAGCTGGAATATTTGGTCCACAAATTCTTGAAACATACATATGATATGCCACCCGTTGAATACTCCATGTTAGAAGAATATGTCACCACCAAAATGCGTCATCTTACTTGGACTTCTCAAGAAATGTGTCATGCGCTTGTCATTATTGCAAAAATTAGGGGACAACTTCGCCCCTTACGCCATGGGGGATTTAATTTAGAAGAATTTGCATTCGGTTATGTACGCAATTCTGTTCCCACCGAGATGCGTCCAGATGTTCTTGCAAGTTGGCACCGTTTTCAGGATCCAACTATGAAAACACATGATATTCTCGGTGATCTATGGAGAATGGCGGCAATTCAATCGGTGATTGAAGGGAGAAACATTCCGCTCTATCAACACGATACAGTGCTTCCGTATTTGATGAAAAAGGAGCAACAGGATATGGTTCAAGAAATAGAGAAAGCGATCCCGTTATGGATTGTATCGTATGAAAATCCCACTCTGAATTTCCAATTTGAAGTGGATGGAATTCGCCCGATTCAATTTGACATCATGACCGAAAAATGTGCATATGATTTGTTCTTTGATCCAACGTTTGTACCGAGCACAGAAGATAAGATACTACTTTTACTAAAACAGTACGCTTATGAAGAAATGTATGATCGGTCGTTGGATTCGATTGGATTTTTAAATTTGGCGACGGGACTCATCATTGAATATGAAGTGTCGTCTACCATACGGGAGCAGCTGAGCCACATGTGGCAACACCTACAAACGAAGTACAATTTTTACCAGGAGGAATAGCACCTGGTGCAACCGTGCTACCGTAACCCGAAATAGGGCGTGACAATGATTTGCTTGTCATCGGAAGTGCACCGCCTGGCTGTGGAAATGGACCCTTTGAAATCATCGCCTGACGTGTGGGTTTTACCTGATTGACACCACCGTGAGGCATGGGTTCACCTCTGCCGTGATTTGCATTAGGTAATGCGTAGTATTTGTCGGCTCCATACCTGTCCATTTTAGTTGGATTATTGAACATACGTCCACTTCGTTCAAAATACTTCGTATCATTCTCGGAGCGACACGTGTACACATCGGTTCTCAATAGTGCCTGAGGCATTGATAATTCTGACACAAATGCATTAGAAATCGCTTTGCGTTCAGGGACGGTACTGCCAGCTACGTACATATTGCTGTCTTGTCGGGGAATGTATTGCGTTGATGGGCACCACTTGTCTAAGGGATGATCTAGTGTTCGTAGAACAGATTCTTTGTCAATATTGGCTGAATATCTTCCTGGTGGATACACGCTTCCTCCGCTCGGAAAAACCATATTTTTTGGCGGCATCGGAGCTTCAATTGCGGGTCCACTTGTTACGTAATTTTTACATACTTTTACCCACGGGCGAAAATCTTGAGGCAGATTCACTTTCTGTTGAGGGAGAATGTGACGTAACATTTGTGTTGGGTCCCAATGTGATTTTAAACAAACGGAATTAAACAAATTTCCCTCAATATTTTCAAATGGATATTGACTATTAGTAGTAGACGATGCTGCTTGAAGCCGACTCATTACTTATTCAAAATAAATAAAATTTGATTTCAAAAAAACGTTCATATACCGTATAAAAGAAAATGTGTAATTGTAGAAAATTGTGTGATAAGGCTGATTGTCAAATCTGTTTTGAAAAGTCCTTTGCTTCCCACGAGAAATCAAAATATTGGAGTGATAAAAATGAATTAACACCGAGACAAGTCTTTAAAGTTTCTGGAAAAAAATATTGGCTTAATTGTGAATGCGGTCATGAGTTTGAAGCATCTTTAGCAAATGTTACAAGAAATAATAAATTATGTAAATATTGTTCTAATCCATCTCTAGAATTATGTAATAAAGAGGACTGTCAATCATGTTTTGAAAAATCCTTTGCTTCTCATGAGAAGTCAAAGTATTGGAGTGATAAAAATAAATTAAAATCAAGACAAGTTTTCAAAGTTTCTGGAAAAAAATATTGGTTCAGCTGTGATAAATGTAACCATGATTTTGAGTCATCTTTGGCAAATATAACAAAACAAAAAAGATGGTGTTCATATTGTAGAAATCAAAAATTGTGCAACAATTATGATTGCCAATATTGTTTTAAAAAATCCTTTGCTTCCTATGAAAAATCAAAATATTGGAGTGATAAAAATGAATTAACACCGAGACAAGTATTTAAATCTTCAGGTAAAAAATATTGGTTTAATTGTAAATATAGTCACGAATTTATATCATCTTTACATGATATTACTGGAAATAATACATGGTGTCCTATATGTGTAAATAAAACTGAACAGAAATTATATGAAAATTTATTACAAATCTATCCAAATCTTAATAGACAATTTCGTGTAGATTGGTGTAAGAATATAAATACAACACGTTACCTTCCTTTTGATTTCGCACTAGAAGATCGAAAAATTATTATTGAATTGGATGGACCACAACATTTTGTACAGGTACGTAATTGGAAATCACCAGAAGAACATTTTAAAATAGATAAATACAAAGAAAAATGTGCAAATGAGAATGGTTATTCAATTGTTCGGTTATTACAAGAAGATGTTTTATATGATAAATATGACTGGATAACTGAATTAAACGAAAACATTAATAAAATTATGAGCGAGGCTCCTGTTAAAAATATTTACATGTGTAAAAACAACGAATATAATACCTTTATGTGATAACAATATACATTTGTATTTTTATGAATTGTTGGGATTATCCTTGTGACTGAAGAATATGTAAGGTGTATCGTCTGCTCTATCTGGGACTGGCACCGTGGGTTTGGTGCCCCAGCCCGTATTTCTATTTGCGAAACCCACTTCTTCATCAATCTGAAACGTTGCATTCCATTCACTAAAATCAAATTGATAAGGTGTGTAGAGCCATGCGGGTGTGATCGCTTGATCGTCATAGTAAAGTTTGAAATCCAATCTATCCAATTTTCCGAGAGTATTTTCAAAAAGTGATGGATTTTGTATGACGGTCTGTGATATGCCTGAGTCCCCTGCCTGTCCCATCAATATCTTCGCAGCGACCAGTTTCACCTGACCCGTCGTCTCATTCGTGATGTTATAATTCTCAGGCATCGTAATATCCATATTATTAAATCCCTGCTCATCGTTAATTTGCATAAAGATATTCAAATTACCCGTTGAAGTCAGTGCCACCACAGTACTGATCAAATTAAATGAATTCGGTAAAATTTGCAACAATCCCAAACGATATTGCATTGTTCTCGTCACAAAATTCGTTGGAAGGCACGAATACCACGATTTAACAATATTCGTGATCGTGGAACAACAGATGTAATTGCATGTAGATGCATTATATTCCAACATATTTGCCATGGATTGTCCTGGGATATATACAGGCTCACCTGTTACAAACGACACTGGCAATCCCTGATTCTGATTATACGTTCTAGAATCAATCATATTGGACGGCAAAATACCAGAATACTTCGTTGAAACATACAGATGATGATCCCGATTGACACGCCCGTGAATGGATGAAATGGACTGAGAAGTGCTCTGCATGATCTGATAATAACTTGACAGTGTACTGTGATAATCCGTGAATGTACTAAATGACATCACTGAACCCTCGTAATTCCCGTAAATTCCTCCAATGGAACTGGTATAATTGAACATTGTCGTAAATTCAATATCCTTCTCTAGATCCTCCGTGCGGAAAGTTGACTCCGTTGTCACATGATCCGCCCCACCCGCATATTTGTATCCCGTTACAAAATGATAATTTCCGAGCACAGTACTCAAATTCGTCTCCAGATGCTTAAAGATCGCTGAGTAGGAACAGAGCTCACTTTTCAACGTCTTAAACGAATGAACGTTTAGATCCGCCAGTCGCAAATGCTGATTCAGCACCATATTGTATTTATTCGTAACGTCACGATGTAGAGAAGGGTGCAAGCTGTCATGAATAATATTATTTTTCTGGTCCGTCGCATTATGAATAATATTGTATTTATTTACATTGCGAAATTCAAAGGTATGATGTCTACGATACGAATCCAGTGATCCACGATTCAGTTGACAAATTGTATAATAGAAATCGCTATCTAGACCCTCAAAAATACCAAGTACACGCCCCTCCACTTGTTCATACGTCACACCTGTATCACCCAACAGAATAAATGGTTTACCCATTTTCGTGGCGACCACTTCCTTCAAAATCGGGAAATAGTATGCATTAAATGCAATCTTCTCCGTAATTTCAGGCAAACTATCAACGTACTGTTGAGTATAATAGGTATTCATGATATCTTCTTTTGTATGATGCCCATATCGTTTATTCGTTGCATTAGAGTAAAACCCTTCGCCAGGTTCATTAAACAACACAGATATATCACGAGTATTCATAAATGTATCACGAAACGCATCATAGGAAATCAAATTAAAAGGTGGTGTACTATTTGCTTTAAAGGTGACCTCCCTCGCCAACTGTGCATCGGTATACGATCCATCTGCCACGGGAATCGTTAGAAGAAGAGGTGCTCCATCTGAGTTTACACGACCCTGTTCAATCAAACCAAACGAATTAAATGACGTACCACAAGTAATCACACCGATACAATCACTAATACATGACGAAGGTACACCTTTTAGCACAAGATCCCTAACAATGGTACTTGTGATCAGATTTGCCTGACTGATGTTTTGTGAATTGCTATTCGGAAATGACATCTGTACCATTTGGAATTTCGTCACATTCTTGTATGTACGTGGAAGCTTTAATTGAAAACGGTAGGGGGTTGGAAATACATTCTTATCACGATTGATGGATTTAATACTGATGAGACTCGTCTTTGTCGTTTTGGGTGGATCCAAATAAACATGGTCTTTTAATGATCTGATATTGGTTGTCACATCAAACGGAGCTCCTCCCATGTGTTCCATGTATTTTTCCTGTTGGGCACTCGTGCTAAAGGTTGGACCGGCTGCACGAAGAATGGCATAACGAGGATCCTCTTGGCGACTGATGCGTGAGTCGTATCCCCTCGCAAGTTCTTCATTGTCTAATTCTTCATCCGAACTCATATCACTTTCTTCATCACCCGAGTCATACGGGCGATAATAACCCTGCGGCAGACGACTCATACTACCTAGACAGGACGTATTTTTTCTTTATATTAAATTCAACCTCCAGTATAAAGAAATAAAAAGAAATTACTAAGTAATAAATGAGTCAAATCGTTGTGCAAAAGGCAGGTGATTCCGCAGCGTACAATCAACGAAGTGATCCATCTAAAAACAATGCCAATTTATACATTGCAAACAATGCAAATCCCTTCTTGATTTCTCCGTTTGCTCCTGTGAGTTTGGCAGGTCTGGCAAAACAATCCGTCGTAGATGAAATCTCTACCATTCTTGCTAGTACGATTACCGATTTGTCTTCTATTATCAATCTTTCCACACAAACCCTGCAGATTTCCACGATTAAACCCTCTGGACCCAGTTTGGATCCTACACAAACGATTAGTATTGTAGATTTTAGTACATTTAATGTGACGGGAAATCCATTTGTAGGTGCCATTAATATGACTACATTTACGATGTCCATGTATGCAGGACAACAATTATTTATCTCCACACCACTTGTCAACATAACTCGTGTACTACGAGCCTCTACCTTCAGTACGAATTACGTCAGCACCAATCTTGTCAGCTCAAACATAATCACTGCCAATGAAATTAACTATTCTTCTCTCAATGGTAACAGCGTTGTCATCAACAATGTCACGGTCAATTCAACCGCTACTGTTTCCACCCTTAGTACAAAAGCCCTTTTTTATTCTACCATGTTCGGTTCTACGATTACCACGGGCGCTCTGACATTTTCTACGCTGACAGGTTCTACGTTGTTCTCTAGAAATATTGATAACTCTACCTTTAATGGAAGTACAATTTCTGCACGATCCATTGGATTCTCTACACTTTCTGGTAGCACGATTACCACAAATTTCTTGACGGTCAATTCAACCTTTACTGCATCTAGTATTAATGCAGGTGCATTCACATTTACTACTCTATCAGGTACAAATGTAAATTGTACTACATTGTCAACCAATACAATTAATAATAATAACATTTTAAGGGGCTCAACGATCACATGTTCCACTTTATCATCTGTTACAAAAGCATTTGTGCGAGAAGCATATTTATCCACGATTGATTGTTCCACGATCACAGTGGATACGATTAATGGTAATTTGTTTTTATTAGCTCCTACGCTGTATGCGACAAGTACCATTACATCTACACTGGTGACAAGTACGCTTATTGTGAATGCAATGACAGTAAATTCCACACTGACAGGTTCCACGATTACAACAACGTTGTTAAATTATTCATCGCTTCTTGGTTCCACAATTACAACAAGATTAGTAAACTATTCATCACTGGTTGGATCAACTCTCACTGGATCCACAATTTTTGGTTCTACCATAACAACTAATTTACTAAATTATTCGTCGCTTGTTGGATCAACGATTACTGGATCCACAATTTTTGGTTCTACCATAACAACAAATTTATTAAATTATTCGTCGCTTGTTGGATCAACGATTACTGGATCCACAATTTTTGGTTCTACCATAACAACTAATTTACTAAATTATTCGTCGCTTGTTGGATCAACAATTACTGGATCCACAATATTTGGCAGTACCATAACAACAAATTTATTAAATTATTCGTCGCTTGTTGGATCAACAATTACTGGATCCACAATTTTTGGTTCTACCATAACAACTAATTTACTAAACTATTCATCACTTGCAGGTTCTACCATTACAGCATCCACTATGAATGTATCAACCATTACAACACGATTGCTTAACTATTCATCACTTGCAGGTTCTACCATTACTACCAATACATTAACCGCTGGTTTAACAATTACAGGATCAACATTTGTTATTGAGCCAGTTACATTTGGAGGTTCACTTGGTATGACATATTCCGCAGGAGGTACTCAGGACTCTATTTATATTTATGTAGGATCAACACGATATCGTATTCCAATTGTTACTCCATAAAAAAAATTGATTGAATAATATTACTTAAATAAATATCAGTATATAAGTACTATTAAATGATGAAGACTTATACATTGTATGATTTGGGCATGAATGTTTCAGGTAGCAAATACCTTTTGCCCTTTGATCTAGATACCAAAGACGAAGAGATTCTAGAAAAAACTATGGCATTGTTTGAAGAAGCAAAGATTTATGAATGTGAATTATATTTGGATAAGTGTAAAAAGTCCCCAATTATATTGAATAGATATAACAATATTGAGGTAAATGGCTTATACGAAGGATATAGTGACTACTATAATTTTACTCTTAACCTGGAAGTGTTCCGTTTTAAATGTCACAGCTACTCTGATAAAATTGTAACGTATAATAACGAAGAAATCAAAGACGGACAATGGATGATTTCTATGTATATTGACACTGGTAATGATTTGTTGGAAGAATTGATTGATCAAAATTCAATCCCAAAAATTGTAGAAAAAACAGATTTGAAAAAATATAAATATAAAACGCTGTAAGACTCTATTTATTTTCCCGAGTTGCATTCAAGTAAAACATTAGCACTTTCTTGTCCCTCGTTTGGATTTCTTTTTGTGTGTGTATCGTTTTCCTCTAGCCGTTTGCACTCCTCCCGCCGTTTGCATTCCTCTAGCCGTTTGCATTCCTCCAGCCATTTGCATTCGTAATTGTTCCATCAAAATGCCATTGCGAAAGCTAGAAGGGCGAAAAATGACACCCGAATGAATTTCAAGTGGGCGTGTCCATGTAAGGTGAAGATCTTTCCATTCATCAATCTCCAATAAATCTTCATGAAACTCTACACCTCCAACCGATTCTGATACCGTTTTCCAAAATGCTCTCCAATTAAATAGAAATAGATGATCTCTTTCTAATGCCTTGCGTGAAGATGAAAAGCTAGATAATAATGTTGGAAACTTCTTGTTGATGTTCTTTATCACTTTTTTTAAATTGATCTCTACGCCATCCTCAAATTGTTCTTCTAGCCGATTCTTCAATGACTCGTAGTATTTCATAAATGCAGGATTTGCATCCGATAATTCATCTAATATTGCACTATCACCCTCCTGTATCATCACTGTAAATGCATGTTCCATTAAATCATCATTTGACATGGAAATACGATGTTCTTCCTTTACAAAATGCTGCATGAATTCATTCAGATTTGATTTAGATAATTCAAAAATCGTATCAAGCGATGCATCCGCAAGAGTGGAGACAAATGCACTTTCTGGAAGTCTAAACTCATATTTGAATGATGCATTTTCTTTCTTCAGACCTGCCTTTCCTGTATTGATCAGTTGTTTCCATATTTCTCCATATGCATACCAAAATCCATTGGGTTTGCCACTGAAACGATGAGTTCGCATTTGATTCATTGTTCCTTCATTTTTGAGTTCGGTTAGTTTCTTTTTAGAATAATGGATCAGTATACGTTCGGATTCAGCCGCCATCTATTTTAGCATATTATTTTATATGTAACGTCCAATATTCTTTATCGTATAGATCATTACTCCGTATGAATTATTTATACATGATCCATTTATTGTCTTTGTCTTACGTAACATAATGCAATAAATGAAATGTATTAAATCCATTGTCTTTTATGAGAAAAATTGAAATCTACTGAAGGATGCATAAGACGTAAATAATTTATACCTTATTGGTCCTATTTTTCCGAGTTGCAAATGGTTGCTTTTTCAGTGCAGTATAGTGTCTTTTTTGCATCATACTTCTATTTCCCGTATTATTTACAGTATTAAATGCAATACGATTAATAGCTTTCAACTTCTTCAAAAGCATAATTGAATCCTTATTCAACCCCTCAATATATTCCTCGATCTCGGACATATCTGTCGCTTTTTGATCGAACCGTTGAAGAGTATTTCTAATCACTCTTTCTTCTTCTGCGCTCCAAATGCGATGGGTCGTCCATTCTTCAAACTCCTCACGATCATTTACAAACAATCCGTATTCTTTTTTGATCTCTCTAAGAAATGCAGTAATCATCTTATGATACTGAGCTAGTTCCGTACGAATCAGATAACGTCGTGTGCGTGTTTCGATTGATTTTTTACGAATGGCATCCAATTTAACATCCCAACCTCCAAATGTATCATTATACCAGTTTGAGATTTGTTTTATATTTTCAGATAGGTATGTAATATGTGACCGTAATTTTGGATCAATAATTTCTCTATTATTTTTATTTTCATTTGAGTTATTATTGTTTGAGTTATTGTTATTGGAGTTGTTATTATAATTATTTGAGTTATTGGAATTATTATTATTGTTTGAGTTATTGGAGTTGTTATTATTATTGTTTGAATTGTTTGAGTTGTTACCTCCACCTCGTCGTTTACTGGTATGCTGTTTCTTTATTCTCATCGTTTCTACTAAAAGGTAAGAAAAATGAAGTGCTTATTTAAATATAAAGAGATATTCTGTATTTAATCCATATGGGTCATTCTGAATCCGCAGACAGCTTTGTTGGATATTGCGTTTCCATTGCGGATTTGCTGAAGAACATTCATGACGAAGAATCATTAACATATGCATATGATACATTAACCGATTCAGATGTATTTCTTGCCGATGATAATGATGAGGATAATAACACCTTTCTCGATCTTGTGGAGAATCTAGAGATGGATGAGGATGACTCCTGGGAATTGAACAAAAAAATGCTACTAAAGAAAATGGCAACACTAGTACACCATCAACTTCTTGTTCCCGTGATTGAACTCGCTTCTAATACCCGATGGGGATATAATAGAGAAGGCGTAAATGGAAGTTATGAATGCGTATCCGATGATTTCAATGAGAGATTGAATGAACTGTATGCAAAATGTCCTCCAGATCATACTGTAGTTTGGATTCTGAGGCAGTCAGGGGGTTAATTAGATATTTTAAGATGGATATTTGTTAATATTATTAAAATAAGTTTGTTTTAATAATATTATCTTTTCAACACTTGGACATAGGGTATATATCGTATATTTTATAAAAATTGATTAACTCTTTTTCTCCATCATAAAATAGGGAATGTCAAGCGAACTATCACATTCTAGCACATGTAATGTATTAGAAGATGGTACAGGATGTATATGTCATATCATACAAAAGATATGTCAAGCGGAAGAAGTTGGAAGAAGCTCCTTTAAGATATAGTCGTCATCTACTTCATTTTGGCGATAAAAGACATATCCTTTGCTTTCTAGCAATGTACGAATAAGAGTCCGATTCGGTTCTACATAATTATGTTCCACACACATATATCCAAATTTATATTTTGTAAAATCCATTGCCTGAAGAATCTTGTATTCCGATCCCTCTGTATCCAAAGATAAAAAATCAATAAAAGGAGGTGCTTGAAACTGATCCAGAATTGTCATGAGTGTCTTGGTTTGAACATGAATGACATTTGAATAGGTTTTCACCTCTGGATTCGTTATTGTTTCTGCAAGACCGCTGTGACCACCGATGTTTGCATCATAAAATTGTAGTGTCTGGTCGTCTTGATCATAAACTGCAGCAGAACAACAATGACACTTACGTTTCTGAGATAAGACATCAAACATACGAGGATTGCATTCAATACAAATTCCGTTCCAACCATATTTTTGTTCCAACAACATGGTATTTGAGCCCCATACACCTTCAGATGCGCCAACCTCTACAAAATATCCACCCTCCTTTCCATTAAAAATCGTATTCACTACATGGAGATCTTGTCCAAATTGTGAAAATGACATCTTTTTATTATGATATGTATTATGATGCAATTTTAAGTTCCTTTTTTTTAAGGAAATAGAGGCGGATGACACAACATATAAAAGGATAAAGTATGTATTTTTATTGAAATTGCGCAGTAATGCTTACTGAAAAGTCAGTAAATCCATTATTATAATATGCATCGCTAGAAATCTCTAAACGATCACTGGCAGGATAAGGAGTGTTGCCAAGATAGATTTGACTATTGGCGATGGTTGGACCGACACGTGGATTTCCAGCAACACCTAGTCCTGTTGTGAACACGGATGTTCCAAATCCTGACCATGTGAGTGGTGCACTAAGTGTAACATTATCACCCGCTTCCGCAATGGTATTTGTACCTTCGCCGACTGCAACCCATCGTTTACCATTCCAAGCGATACCCCTTCCTCTGGTTGTAAACACAGTGTTTCCGCCACCAATCCACGAAATTCCATCTGTAGAATATCCAATCGTATTTGTCGCACCTTCGCCGACTGCTACGAAACGAATACCATTCCAAGCAACACCATATCCAATGGAGGAAAAGATACTCATGCCATTTCCCGTCCATGTGATACCGTTGTAAGAATAGGCAAGAGTATGACTAAAACCAACACCTGTTGCAACAAATAGAGATCCATTCCACGCAACACCTTTTACACTGTAAATAATACTGTTGCCAATTCCTGTCCATGTGATGCCATCCGAGGAATAAGCGATAGAATTAACACCTTCTCCTCCAGCAACCCATAGTGAACCATTCCATACAACGGTATAACCTGCTTCAGTAAATACAGTTTTACCGACACCTGACCAGTTCACACCATCGTACGAATATGCGATGGTATTCACGGAACCTTGTCCAACGGCAACAAACATAAATCCATTCCATGCAACACTGTATCCAGTGCCATCAAATATGCCCGTTCCAAGTCCCATCCATGTCACACCATTGTAGGAATAAGCGAGGGTATTGGTTCCAGATCCGACTGCAACCCAGATTAATCCGTTCCATACTGCACCATTTCCAGTCGTACTGAATACCGTTCTACCGAGTCCAGCCCAATATGTTCCATCAGGTGAATAAGCAATGGTATGATTTCCACCGTTTCCAAGTGCAATGGTTGGATGTTGAATGTATGTGGATCCGACTCCTTTATTCCATGCTACCGCATTTCCCGCAGTGGAGAATACCGAAGTACCAAGACCCGTCCATGTCACGCTATCAGAAGAGTATGCGATGGTATTGGTTCCAGAACCAGTAGCAATCCATTGTAATCCATTCCAGGTAACGCCATATCCAGCTGTGGAAAAGATAGATGTACCGATTCCTGTCCAGTTGATGCCATCCAAAGAGTATGCGATTGTATTGGTTCCTTGTCCAACGGCAATCCATTGTAGACCATTCCATGCAACACCATAACCAGCGGTAGAGAAGACGGAAGTACCAAGTCCCGTCCAGGTAACGCCATCATAAGAGTAAGCGATTGTATTGGTTCCAGAGCCAACCGCAACAAACATGTAACCATTCCAAGCGACATCATAACCAAGTGAAGAAAAGATCGCTGTACCGAGTCCCGTCCAGGATATGCCATCCGTGGAATAAGCGATGGTATTTCCACCTTGTCCAACGGCGACCCAGAAGCCGCCATTCCATACTATTCCACTGGCAGATAGGGTGAAGACGGAAGTACCGAGACCCATCCATGTGATACCATCCACTGAATAGGCGAGTGTATTTACACCCGTTCCAACGGCAATCCAGAGTTGTCCATTCCATGAGACATTGTATCCAGTTGTAAAAATAGTATTGAAACACACACAGTTCCAGGTGACACCGTCATATGAATAAGCAATAGAATTTGTTCCTGAGCCGACGGCAACCCATACAAGCCCGTTCCATGTCGCACCATAGCCAGCGGTGGAAAAAATGGAAGTGCCAAGACCCGTCCAGGTTACTCCATCCGAAGAATAAGCGATGGTATTTGTCCCTTGTCCTAAGGAAACAACACGATTGGTTGGAAAGCGAATAGAGTGCAGCCGCTTATAATTGTAATTGGTGCCATATCCTGCAGTGGAGAACACAGAGGTGCCGAGTCCCGTCCAGGTCACGCCATCCGTGGAGTATGCGAGTGTATTTCCGCCTTGTCCAGTTGCAACAAATCGCAAACCGTTCCATGAAACGCCATAACCTGCAGTAGAAAAAATGGAAGTTCCAAGTCCCGTCCATGTAACACCATCAGTGGAATAGGCAATGGTATTGGTTCCTGAACCAACTGCGACCCAACGTAATCCGTTCCATGCAACACCATAACCAGCGGTGGAGAACACAGAGGCACCAATACCGGTCCATGAGAGTCCATTAGAAGAATAGGCAATGGTATTGGTTCCTTGTCCAACGGCAACCCATTGTAGACCGCTCCATGCGACACCATAACCCGCAGCGGAAAAGATACCTGTTCCTGTTCCCGTCCATGTTAATCCAGTAAGAGAATAGGCAATATTGTCAATCATACCTGTACCAACGGCAATAAACAGATTACCATTCCATGCAACACCATAACCAGCGGTACCAAAAGGGGTAGTTCCTTGACCGGTCCACGATATGCCATCCGTGGAGTATGCGAATGAATTGGTTCCTTGTCCAACAGCAACATATTTTCCATTGGAATGTGTAATACCATAACAAGCGGTACTAAAGGGTGAAGAAGAAACGGAAACCCAATTCAAGCCATCATATGAATAGGCAATGGTATTGGTTCCTTGACCAACGGCGACCCATTTGATTCCATCCCATACAACACTTCGTCCAGCGGTAGTGAATACTGTATTTCCTAGTCCAGTCCATGAGATGCCATCTGCCGAGTAAGCAAGTGTATGACTTGCTCCATTTCCAACGGCAATCCAGCGATTAGGAACAGCAGGTCCAAATGTATATTCTTGTTGTGCGTTGGTCCAGTTGTCAATTTGTGCGGAAATATTGTTGCTTTTGATGTACTTATTTGAAAGATTCGCAATACTATCTTTTTTAAGGGTTTGTTGATATACATCTTGATCAAAGGTATAAGTAAGAGGGATATTTCCCGTAATGGATGAAACCGAAATATTGTTTACAGTGAGAGTGGATGCGGTAATGGTTGAATGAACGGTTAGATAGGAGGTAGTAATACTGGAACTTACATTTAAATGGGCTGCGCTGATGGTAGATCCAGTCATGGTGGAAAAGGTAAGAAGTGAGGTGGTTTGTATGGTAGATCCGACATAGGCAGAACTGGAGATAAAATCAGCAGTAATGGAGCTACCGAGAAGAGTAGAGAACTGGAGAAGACCGGTATATACTGAGGAACTGGTAATGGTACTGCCAGTAAGAGTAGAAAAGGTTAACTCCCTGGTAGCAAGGGAAGAAGTGGTAAGTCTAGTCAAATTAGTGAGACGATTGGTTGAAAGGGTAGAACAGGTGAGTGAGGAGACATAGCCGAGATTGGAGGAGAAGGTTGAGAAAGTGAGTGTATCAGTATGAACTGTACTGGCAATAAGACTACTTACAATAAAGGATGGAACATTAACCGATTGAGAGTTTATTGTGGATACATTAGCGGAGCTAACGTTGATGGAATTAAGAGTTAAATTATTGCTCCATGCCTGTTTGCCACTGGAAATAGAAGTAAGCACATATCCATCTGTTCCGAAAGACCCGTCGGGATTATAGATGGTAATATTTCGTACAGCTAAATTATTTAAATCCGAAGATGCCATTCTACAGTATAATATATATTAATTATAATGTGACTAAGCGGTATCCGCGACTTTAAGGTGCATTCGCAAGGGAAAACCATGCATTATTGTACATGACAAGGATAGAAGACAAGTAGTTGAGTGTACGTACTCCACCTTGAACATTATTAACGGTGGTAGTTCTTCCAAAGACGGCATTGGTAATGGTCATGAATGTTCCAGACGGAACGGATGCTACAGATAAGGTAAGATTCATGTTACCATCATTACTATTAACAAAAATATATCGCCCCCAGTATGAGGAATTAATGGTATAATTCGTTCCACTATCAATATTTAGCACAGTACCACGATATACGATGGGCTGATCAACTAAGAGTGTAGAAGTTGTGATGGAGCTACAGGTGAGAACAGCGGATGAAATGAGATTGGTACTTAGTGTACTGGTGGTAAGAGTGGATAAAGTGCATTGATTTCCAGTAATGGTACTACCAATGGTGATACTGGAGAGGGTAGGGCTATCGGTTGGTGCGAGTAGTCCATTGGCAGCGGTAATAAGTACACGATTACTAGAAACAGGTGTATCATAATGTGTGAGAAGATAGGTATTATTGAGCGATCCACCATTATACGTACGAATAATTAAGGGTCCACTATTAACGGCATCATTTACGGAAAGGGAAGTATTATTATAATTCATCTAAAATCAGTTGAGAATCGTTTTGATTTAAACGATGGGTTAAATAAGATGTCAGTTAGTTAACTCGTTTGCGTGAATACAAATCAATACTTAAATATCCGGAACAATCAACAGGATGCCAGCAGGTGGAGGTTTATTACAACTCGTCGCAACAGGAAAGCAAGATTTATTTTTAACGGGTAATCCCCAGATTTCATTTTTTAAAATGGTTTATCGGAGACATACGAATTTTGCGACGGAGTCGCAACCCATGTATTTTGATGGTACTCCCAATTTTGGTCAGAGAATTACTTGTTTGATTCCGAGACGAGGAGATTTGTTGGGAAGAGTCTATCTAGACATCACATTGCCACAGATTCGGGACACATCAGGAAATGTGCTTTCCTATACAAATTCGGTAGGTCATGCATTGATTCAGGAGATTACATTTGAAGTGGGTGAGCAGGAGATTGATCGTCAGACGGGTGAATGGATGGAGATTTGGACACAATTAACAACACCTGCGGGTCAAAGAGCAGCATTGAACGAAATGATTGGTCGTATTGAGCCATATAATGTAGTGGACATTTCTCCAGGATCATCCTCCGAGGGCTTGAGATTATTGATTCCGCTCCAGTTTTATTTTTGCAACAATCCAGGTCTCTATTTGCCGCTACTTGCATTACAATATAGCCCTATTCGTATCAATATTACAATGAGACCCTTGCAGCAATTGTTTTGGGTAGCGCCGCCTGTTCCGCCACCAACGGATGCACCATGGAGACCTGCCTGCAGTACTCAGGTGGATTGTACCTCGCAAATTACAAACATGATGTTGTGGGGAGAGTACATTTATTTGGATACGGAAGAAAGACGCAAATTTGTCAGTGGATCTCATGAATACATTATTGAGCAAGTTCAATATACTCCGCCTTATGCACTAACGGCTCAACAGAATACGGCAACCATATCTATTGATTTTAATCATCCAATTAAGGAATTTATGTTTGTGGTTCAGCGTGATGAAATGATTAATCGTAATGAGTGGTTTAATTACAGTAATTTGGCAATTGGTGAAGTGACACCCGTGGCAGTACAGCCTTATTTAAATTCCACATCACCCTCTGGTCGTTTGGACCTGATTTCAAGTGCTAAATTGCAATTGGATGGATATGATCGTTTTGTAGCACGTGGTCCGCAATATTTCCGTCTGGAGCAACCCTATGAACATCACACCAGTACTCCGGTCAATTCGTTTATTTATAACTATTCGTTTGCATTGAGACCCGAGGATATTCAGCCAACGGGTACAATGAATGCAAGTCGTATTGATAGTATTGTATGGCAAATTGAGATGAATACCGCACTAAGTAATCCCTTGATTCCATCATGGCAACAGCGAGGAAATTGTCGTATTATGGTGTACGGGCATAATTATAACGTATTTCGTGTAATTAATGGATTTGGTGGTCTGTTATTTACCATTTAAACTGTAACCAATTCATAACTATTCTTATTGTCTCAGTATCCATACCGAGACAAAAAGAGGAATCAAAAAAGTCCTAATAGTCAGTAATGAGCGCCAGTGTCTCTGAAATAAAATATTGGTTAGAAGGCAGTCCTTTCTTTAATAATGAAAATGAGAAAGGGAAAGAGGGTGCCGCCTATTTATCATATGATGTATTTATGGGTCTGTCCGTATTAGGAGGGTTTTTTGCACTGGATCATTTGTATCTCCGTTCGCCGCTCACCTTCTTGGCAAAGCTTTTCGTAAATTTTATGTTTTTTGGAATATGGTGGTTATATGATGCATTACAAGCGGTATTTAACACAGATGTTGTAAAGGTATATGGTTTGGGTATTCCAGGTCTTGGACCAAAGGGTATTGCAGCGGGTGTATTGGCAAATCCAGTGCCGAGTGGAAAGCACATGCGATTTTTTACGTATGCAGCGGCACTCTTTTTTGGAGGAATCATTGGTTTGGATTCCTTTTTGGTGGGAGATCGTCAGACGGGAATTATTCGTCTAGTATCCTTTGTAAGTATGGTATTTATGCCAATTGCATTCTTGTGGTGGGTATACAAAATGTTTCAGTTCTTTACAAATACCAAATCGGTGGTAAATTCCTATTCCAACTTTTTTGGTGCAGCGGGTGAATCATTTGCCGCTAGTTTTCCCTTTTTAGGATGGTTGTTTAATCCAACGGGATGGCTACAGAGTATCATTGGACCCGTCATAGATCCATTGGTAGATACGGCTCAAGCTGCAATTGGAACAGTGGATAAAGCGGTAGATACTGTGGGAAAGACGGTTGATTTAGGTAAGAATGCACTTTCAAAGAGTGCAGAGATTGCGGATAAGGTGAGTGAAGCGGTTCAAATCGCAAGTCAAGGTGTTGGTGCGGTAGCACCGCTCGTCACAGGTCCAGAGGTATCTGAGGAGGCCATTCAAAAGGCATTGGCGAAACAAAAGGGAACGAATGCAGCGAATGCGGCAGCGATGACAGGTGGTGCGATTTTAGCGAACAACTTAAACATTTTGCCCTATACAATGTTAGGTACAATCGCCATAATCGTAATTGCTGGTTTTGCATTAACATATTATCGTTCTAGAAATCATGTCAGCACATTCACAGGTACACAGCAACAAGATGACACCCCTCCCCAGCCAGGAGTTTTTAGAGAGTCTAATTCAGAAAAATCCAAAGGTTCCTCATAAGAAAAATGTATGTATTCGCTTCACAGCTTCCTGGTGCGGACCATGTAAGCGAATTGATCCAAACTATTTGCTTTCTGTAAGCGATGATATTACTTGGTATGTATGTGATGCAGATGAAAACGATTATAGTCTTGGCTATTGCGGGGTTACGACCATTCCAGCATTTATGCCTATTATTAATGGAGTTCCTCAAAAACTGTTTCAGAGCTCAGATAATCAAAAAATTGGCGAGTGGTTAAAGGCTACTTTTAATGTTTAAAATTCGTATGACATCTAAAGATTAGTAAAATAGAATAGTATTGTATTTTACTAGTATTTAAAATAAAACGATTTACTCTTGATCAAAGGCAGTTCTAAATGTAATATATTGTGTTACGCCACTTTCAACAATTGAAAAGGTGAGAGGTGTTTTAAATACCCATTTCGTTTGGTAATCATTTGAAATGGCACCAGTTGGATAAATGTCACTTGCGGGTAGTTGAGTACTAATTTTATAAGAACTTCCACTATTAGCATCAATATTAGCTTCATCTCCCTCTTGAACACGAATAACTTGTGGCTGTACAACAATATTAATTGGTGAACCTGCATCAATTGATCCATCTCTCCAAGCACGAATATATGCTTTAAAGTTATCTCCAAGAGAATGTACGAGTCTAGGTCCACTCAAGATTCGTACAGCTACATCCGTTTCGCTACTAGGAGCATTTCCAGTAATAGTAACCATATCTGCTTCAAAGGTGTTACCTGAATAACTAATATCAAGTACACCGTTAGAGTAAGAAAATGGGAACAATACTCTTAAACCTGAACCGGAATCATCGTAACAAGGGGATTCTGGTTTCAAAAATAGGGTAAGTCCTTGATTTCTAGGGGGATACGCACGTACAACAGATGTCATTCTATTTATAACATAGATATAGAAATTAAATGATGGAGTATCTATTTACAATAGTTAGCCTAAAAGACTAAAAGAAGTAGCATAATTGATTAGCATGTTCAGGATATTGGATACATTTATATGCATTCATAACGGATGGAATGGATGGAGTAACCGCTTTACAACGGTGTTCATTCTTTTTTAATTCAGAGATGAAAAAATCGGCAAAGTTTCCACCTCCTTTTTGTTGGCGTTCAGGATGCCAGATGACTCCATATACAGGGTAATATTTTCCCTCCACAGCGGCAACATATTCTTTTTTGTCCTCATCAAATGCCGTCGCCAAAATGGTATAGAATCGTTTCAAATGCAGATTATCCATAAAATCCTGAGGTGAGATTCCATATTCATGATTTTGTGCAGTTGAGTTCTCGTGTTCCAAATAATGAATGTACTTCTTCGAAAAAGAGCCAAATAACCGTGAATCAAGCGCATCTTTTGTCAAACAAATCGGTGTCAATCCATGTGCATTATATCTTTTAAAACGGGTAAAACCACCAACCACAGAAAGCAAAACTTCAAAGCCAAAACAAGTACCCCAAATCGGAAAATATTCATCATGATGTAAGGAAAGTTCAAAAAATCTCATTACCGTATTAAGAAATGTATTGTTTCGCATGATATACGAGGTGTCACCACCTGGAATAAGTAGACCGTTAATCATGCGAAACAATGTTTCATGTTCATTGGTATCGTAAGGAATGGGCACAACATGTACGCCACGATCCTCAAACCAATCAACATAAGCTTTCATAATATGACTTTTACCATATTTATTTTTGCCAGTATGAGGAATCGTAAGAATTCCCACACAGCACGATGGATTCTTTTTACTGGTCTTCAATCGTGCCGTACTCATCTCAGCCTATTTGTATAATAGTTTAGTTTAGTTGGCAAATAGTAAGCGACCTCTTCCATCACGTACTTCATATACATTCCAGCCTTCGGTAAATACACGCATTTCGGATTTTCTCTGAGCCAACATTGCATTGTAGGTTACATTAGATAGTTCAATGTACAGAGTCGGACGATCTGCCGTAGTAAAATTTACTGTTCCTTCTGGTTGTCTTGGAGCAGGATATTCTGTTCCATAGGTATCACCCAGCGACCATCTCATTTCACTAACCCCCTTACCGCTCCCTTTTTCATCTTTTACCAGTTGTGAGATCTCTTTCCATAAGTAGGGTTCATGAAGATTTTCACGATCACGACCAGCAATAACAAGTTTCATACGATAATAAAATTCACCATAGGGAACCGTGTAAGGTTGTGTATCGGTCGGTAGATTTTGATCAAAATAATCGTTAAAGAAATCATCTAAGCGATTGCGATCCAGTGAATTGTAATTGCGAAAAAACCAAAAGATCCGTTCAGTGGGATGTCGCCCGTCCAAACGGCGTGTAACTGCCGCTGTTCCACCCTTATCCAAAGAGATATAGTCCAGCTCTCCAAAAGTGAAATTGTTTTCAAATTGTCGGCGGAAGGGGATAGAAATGGGATTGGTGCGGAGTTCTTGTTGGATTCGTGATGGAACATAATGTTGTACAGTGGCTAAAAGAATGGTTGGTTGTCCAATATCAAGAAGTGGTGTAGGGGCAAAGGAATAGGTGGTTATGCCATCGTCAAACGTATAGGTGAATTGTGGAACAGACCATGGTGCGGGTTTAAATTTGGTCACATCGCTACAAACCACCAAATCTTCTAGTTTACGTAGGGTTGCTTTGATGCGAAAGGTTTGATGCGGCATTGCAACAAAAGGAAATCCTCCATCTTCAGGACATTGCATTCCAGGGAGAGGAAGTTTAATTTGAAGTTGTCCAGGCGTAGCACGTAATTGAATTCCACGAGCCGAGCCAGTCTCTATCAGTCCACCCTGTACTTGATCTAAGAAACTGCGATTCCATGAACCCTCGGTCAAATGTTTAGCGAGTAAACCATCACCACTCCACTCTTGAATAAGGAACTGATCTTGGTAGAATTGGATCTTCTCAAATAAAAAATATCCAACATAATTAACATATCCATAAGAATCGTGTGCGGGATCATCGGTGGTAATAGAATATAAACCATTTACTAGACGTGGATTACATAATTGACCGTTGGGTACACGGGGTAGATTAGGAAACCATGTAGGAAGATCAATTTCAAACGTACATTCGGTCATGATGTCACCATAAGTATCAATTTCAACCTCAAAGGTTCCACCGAAAGTAGTTCCGTTGATGGGGACCATGGTACGCCGTTCCGCAAGATGATGAATGGATGAATCATAACTCGCATTATATGGAAAAACACTGGTTTTAGAATCTTTTACAAAATATGTATCTTTTACACCACGTGCAACGAGTTCAAAAAGAGCACCTTGCCCACTGGATTGGTTAATCGTGGTCATCCTGACCATGTCAATGATATTTTATTTTAAGCGGTTTAAGAAAGGAGATGACGAATAAATGATGTAAGCATACCAGACAACAAAGAAATGCCTAGTGCCATGGGTAGGTTAAAACGATAAATAAGAATGCCAAGAACGGCAATGGAAGAAACAAGGGCAACGATGAGTACACTCAAACCCTCACTAATCAGTGTCTCTACTCGTTGTTTAATGTTAACCATCTTCCGAATGATCATATGGGTTACTCCTGCCGTAAGGAGAGATGCGAGAACCATTACCGCCAAGACGCCAGTCCAATTTAGACGGTAGGTAAACGCAGCCAAATAAACAGCGAAGATATTCAAGGCAGATACCAGTAGTGTTTCCAAAGTAACTTCAGTGGTTGTTTTCATGTTATCTACTCTGTTATCATAAAAAAATAAGAATATAAAATAGATTCTATCTTGATAATAGGTTGATGACATCTACGCTTCCTGTCATTCAAGAGGTTTGTATGATAGATGAGATTCCAGGATTATTTTATATTCCACATGCGATTCCAGATGCATATTCCAAATATGTGGTAGGTAATCTTGACATTCGTAACTGGTATCCTGTCATAACGGATGTAAATCATAGATTAACACAACAATATGGAATTAAATATGGATATCGCTCACGATCCATTGCAGATCCAACCCAACTGATTCCAATCTGGATGAATCTTCTTATTGAAACTCTAAAAGGATTTGCACGACAGACAGAATGTATTGTATCGGATTATGATTTTAATCAATGCATTGTAAATAGTTATCACCCTAGACAATCCATACATTCGTATATTGATATATCATCGTATGGCCCAATTATTGGATATTATACACTATGTCATGGTTGTACAATACGTTTTTCTAAAGATGATAAAAAAGTAGATATAGAGGCTGAACCAAATTCATTGTATATTCTATCAGGAGAAGCACGGTACAATTGGTTACAAGAAATACGACCTAGAAAGGCAGATGAAAGAAATCGTATTATCTCTATTAAATTTTATCAAATTGATATGAAATAATATGAAGTTCTTATATTATTAAATTGAATTCAATATATTTTGTATAAAATTGAAAGAATAGAATAGATGGAGAAGAAGAGAAGATCACAAATATGACAAAAGTAGTTATTGTAGAATCACCTGCAAAGTGTCAAAAGATTCAAGGATTTTTGGGATCTGGATGGGTTGTCATTGCATCATTTGGTCATATTCGTGGATTAGAACATAGTTTGGATTTCTTAAAAAATGATTTTGAACCTAAATATGAGTATCTCAAAGAAAAATCTCAAGCAATTAAGCAATTAAAAGAAATGGGTAAAAGTGCAGATGAAATATATTTGGCATCTGATAAAGATTTTGAAGGTGAACAAATTGCATATTCAGTATGTCTATTACTAAAATTAGATCCAAACAAGACTAAAAGAATTACATTTACAGAAATTACAGAAAAAGCAATTAAATATGCAGTAGAACATCCACAAATTATTGATATGAATCGTGTTCAAACACAGCAAGCTCGTGCCATTCTAGACATGATGATTGGTTTTACAATGAGTCCTCTTCTATGGAGATATGTAGCACAGTCATTGTCTGCAGGAAGATGTCAAACACCTGCGTTGCGTCTTGTAGTAGAAAGAGAAGATCAAATTCAATCCTTTACCTCCTCCATGAGTTGGAAACTCACTGCACAATGGAAACATCACGATTTCCAATTTCTATCCACTATGGAAGATGAATTAGAAGACGAAGAATCTGCCACAAATTATATGGAAAGTATTTATTCCATCCCTGAAGGTACTATTCTTTCAAAAGAGATTAAACCATGGACGGAATCACCTCCTCAGCCTCTTATTACAAGTACACTACAACAACAAGCAAGTGCGTTGTATCATATTAATCCAAAATCAACCATGAAGATTGCTCAGCGTTTGTATGAAGGAGGTCACATTACTTATATGCGAACGGATCATGCCACCTTATCAGAGGAAGCCAAACATGCAGCGAAACAATGGGTGGGACAATCCTATGGTCCAGAATATGTGTTAGATGAAAAAGAAGAGAAAGAAGAGAAAAAAGATCAGAAAAAGACGAAGAGTAAAGCCAAAAAAGAAAAACAAGAAGAAGTCAAAGCACAAGAAGCACATGAAGCCATTCGCCCAACACATATGGAAGTGACCGAGTTACCTGAGGGAGATGACTGGTCGGCGTTGGATCAAAAAATTTATAAACTCATTTGGCAGCGAACCATTCAGTCCGTCATGACATCTGCAAGAGGTGAACTCTGTAAAATCCGTACTCAGATTAATGGCGATGAAGACTTTGCATGGGCATCGCAATGGAAACATACGACATTTGAGGGGTGGAAGAGGGCAGGAAAGGTGTTTAATTTGGATGATGAATCAGATGCAGAGGAGGAAAAGAATCAGGACTCAGAATGGGATAAAGTTGCAACCATACAGATAGGAGATACTGTTTTCTGGAATCATATGAAGGCAGAGCCAAAAGAGACAAAAGCGCAAGGAAGATACACGGAAGCAACTCTCGTACGTGAACTGGAAAAGTTTGGAATTGGTCGTCCATCCACTTTTGCCTCTTTGTTGTCTGTGATTCAAGAAAAGAATTATGTGGAAACAAAGAATATTCCTGCAAAGGATATTATAGTAAAAGAATATACATTACGTCCATGTACATTTCCAATGAAAGCTCAAACACTGAAAAAGAAAGTAGGAGGCGAAAAGAATAAATTGGTTCCTACTGAATTAGGACGTTCTGTTCTCCATTTTATGCTGACCCATTTTGAGGATCTATTTGCCTATGGATTTACTGCACAAATGGAACAGCGTTTGGATCATATTGCAGAAGGAACCGAATTCTGGAAAGAAGTATTAAGAGATATGTGGAATTCCTATAAAGATCGGTATGAATCTCTTACGCAAAATAAAGCACTACAGGGTACATCCAGCGATAAAGTGAAAGAATTTACGGGAGGACTTAAAGCCGTGCAATCAAAAAAGGGCCCGCTTCTCTTACGAGAAGGGAATAAAAAAGGTGATACAACCTTCTTTGGATGGCCAAAAGGGGTTACCTTTGAAAAGATGACAGAAGAAATTGCGAGAGCGTTTATTCAAGAAGAAGAGATGAAACGAAAAGGAGATCTACTTGGTGAATGGAGGGAACAACCGATTATCAAAAAGTCAGGAAAGTTTGGAACCTATCTTCAATGTGGAGAGATATCAATCCCCTTTCAGGAAGATGAAACTGTGGAGCAAATGATAGAACGATTTGAGGCAAAAGAAGCGGGTGGAAACAATGTGATCAAGGCTTTTAAAGAGTATGTGATTCGCACGGGTCAATATGGTCCTTATATCATGAAGACTTCATTAAAAAAGGCTCAGTTTGTATCTTTACCAAAAGAGGTGGATCCTACAAAACTCGCATTAAAAGATGTAGAAGCTCTCTATAAAATGGGGCTAGAATCTAAAAAGAAATGGAAGGGCAAGACAAAAAAAGAAGATGCATCTATGGATTAAAACCCGATAAATAGATAGGAAGAAAAATGGAAGAGAATGAAAATGATCAAAAAAATGGTGGAACATCTGCGGATAAAAAACCAAAGAAATTTTTAAATGGATGGACGAAGGAACAGGAACGTCTAATGGCAGAATGGAGTGACATTGCAACATGTTATCGTTGGCTGCATGACCAATCTGAAAAGATTTTTCATGTAAAAACATTATGGATTACATTACCCGTCATTATTTTATCCACATTAGGAGGAACTGCAAATTTTGGAATCCAATCCTTATTTAAAGATGAAACACAGCAAAAGTATGCAAGTTTTGGAATCGGTAGTATCTCATTATTGGCAGGATTATTGACGACAATAGGAAATTATTTACGGTATCCACAATTTGAAGAATCCCATCGTGTTGCATCCATTGCATGGGGTAAATTCCAGAGATTGATTGCCATTGAATTGGCATTAAGTCCGTTAGATCGTATGGATTCTCTTGATTTTTTAAAGATTTGTCGTGCGGATTTAGATCGTTTAATTGAGCAATCTCCGCCGATTCCACAGGATGCAATTAATTTATTTGATGCTAAATTTGGAAGCATAAATGATTTGAAGAAACCCGATATTTGTGGATCACTTGTACATACAAATGTATTTGAGAGTTCGGAAACAAGATTAAAACAATTGGCAGTGGATGCGTCATTGATGTTGCGTCATCGTAAAAACGCATTAAATGAAATATTATCTCCTCAGATTCAATCCACGATCAAGAAACAGGTAAATGAACAACTTCAAACTGCATTAGATATGAATCGTGAGCAATTAATGGAGGAATTAGAAATGAAGAGGGTGGAGACTCAGAAGTTAAAAGAGGAAACAGATCGTGCAGTGGAAGAGCGTAAAAAGAAGTTTGTTGCCGACATAGAGAATGAGAAAAAGAATCTCAAAGATAAAAAAATACCAAATAACAATGTGTTATTTACACAATCCATGCCAACACTGGACCGTCGTACAACCTTCAATAAATATTCATCCATCAGTGGACTACAATCCATAAAAATAGAAGATGGCAATAAATCTCCTGAACTTAAAAATCAGATTATTATTCCCTTAATATCAGGAGAAAATATGAATGAAGTCGTCATAGAAAATAATATACATAATAGAAATGACACAGAACATATAAATCCTCCTCTATCATCAATTGATGATGATAATACATTCCAATTAGAGTAATCCAATAAATAAAATTGAAATTATTGATATTAGTATAAACATTATGTAAATATCAATAAGTATTAGTAAGCAATGCGTTATAATAAGGAGGAGGCAATGAAATTAGTAGAATCTCGTTATTCGATTGACTCTATTCTAATGAAATCCAATTTGAAGCACAATCATGTTGCAATTATTATAAAAAGAGGTAAAATTCTAGGAATGGCTACGAATTTTGTTGGGACACGAAATCGTGGCTGTGGATATGACAATCGGTCCATTCATGCGGAGCGGGCAGTTCTTAAACAACTGGGAGATCATACAAAGTTAAATGGTGCAATTATGATTGTGATACGTATATCAAGGGAAATATATGGTGGAACGGCAAATTCTAAACCGTGTCATGCATGTCAATGTCATTTGGATAAATGTGTAAAAGATTATGGACTGCGACGAATTTATTATTCGGAATGATATACAGCGTATCTTCCACGGTGTAAAATGAAAATATAATGTTTATTTTTTAATGAAATGTAAACTTGTAGCGATCTGTATTTTTAAGAGTGGTCCGTTTTCCTAAAAACTCAAAATATCGTTTAGCTAATGCATACTGTTCGGGCTTTTTCTTTTTTAATACTTCTAGACGAACTTTCATGATCATACCGACCTGCCAGATACGTTTGTGAGTATACTTTTTCTTCTTGTATAGCCTTTCAAGTTTGTGAATGGTATGTTTTACATCCTCTATCGTTGTATATTTAATCGGAATGGTATCTTTTGGATTCTTATCAATATAGACATCAAACGATCGGTTTGGATCATCGGGGTGATAAAGAAATTTCTGTTTCTTTCTGGTCTTCATTGAGCCACACTATGTAGTTGCAATATTACTTAAAGTATTCATAAGAATTTAATATAAACAAGTCATGAAATTTATTAGATTGACAAATTTCATAATTAATCCATTACAGCTTAGTATGATTATAGTAAAAGAAAATAAGTACTATATGCATATGATGCGAGGTAATGGAACGATCCTATTTGGTTGGGGTAGGTTTGAATGCGATGAGATTGAAGTATGTAAAAAGAATCATCCAGACGATTATAAAATAGTATCGGAATGGATTGAGGAGAATGCGAAATAATTTGATTTATTTATTATAAACATGAATAATCATGACAATATCAAAAGTTTGTTTGGATAATTATTAAAAGAAATATCATTATTTTAATAATAGAAACGGACGAGGTTGGGATCGAACCAACGACCTAAATCTTAACAGGATTTTGCAGACTGCCAACTGTGCTACTCGTCCTTTCCATTAGTACCGTAGAAGAAAAAATGCGAATTTAGACGCACCATTTTCAAAAAAGTCTAAATCAAAAAAATGCCGTAGCGTTGTGTATAAAATCATTTAAAAGGATCATTCCATAAAAGAAGGAGCAATGAGTCAGATATGCGTGAAGTGTACATCCGATCCGGCTAGTTATTCATTTAAGAAGGTATCGGAGAAGAATGGAGTCACAACATTTTATACAAATCCAGCGAAGGCAAAAATATATAAGGATCATGAGGAAATTGTGACGCATTTTGATCATACATTGGAGCGTCTAGGTGGTAAAAAATGGGTATGGATTTTTGATGGAGATGGATTTGATACAGATCATGTAATGGAGCTCAATACGGGTAAAAATCTTGCAAACATCATAGAGAAATATGCAAATTCATTACAAGAAATTAAAATTATTAATCCATCCATTCATGTCAAGGTAATTATAAAAGTAATTATGCCATTTTTTAATAACACAATTGTATCAAAAGTTAAAATGTTAGATGATCGTACATATAGTATTTTGGAATTTATTTAAAATGATTTCAAACACGATTCACAATCTTTAAACAATCCAGGGATAAATTGGCATTTGCGAATGCATTCCATCTCCTTTTTTGTTAGCCGTTTCGTTGATTTCTTTGTTACACGACCGGATTGATTCTTAATCACAACTGATTTTGTACCACGTTTTCCTTTGATTGTAACGGTTTGGATCTTGGTACGCCCTTTACCCTTCGTGAATTCGGAATGTGATTGCTTGGAATGATACTCAAACATTTTTGTTCTACTTTGTTTTTGGAGATTTTTATAAGGTGTGCAAAAAAGAGTTTAAAGATGGTCTGAGGTTATAGTGTGTGGAGAAATCCACTATTGGAAGCACGGATGCCCCGAGCGGTCAAGGGAAACTGTTTAAGCCAGTTCGGAGAAATCCTCGTGGGTTCGAATCCCACTCTGTGCATTCAAATTATTTTTTGAAATTTTACTAAAATTTCAAAAATTGATTTAATCCAAAACTTATAATTAAGCCATAAAAAATGGGGTATGTATACAAAATTACAAATACGATAACAAATAAATGTTACATTGGTGTAACGGTTCAACCAGACTGTAATCGCCGTTGGAGAAAACATATTAATTCTTTGAAATACAAAGAAGGATGTCCACTCTTAAAGAAATCCATGCAGAAGCATGGTGTAGAAAATTTTAAGTTTGAAATTTTAATTATTTGTTTTGATGATGATGTGGTGAAGTTTGAGAAAGAATATATTAAGAAATTTAATTCACAGACTCCCAATGGTTATAACATTTTATCAGGAGGTCAGATTGGAGATGGACATGTTGGATTTAAACATCGTCCTGAAACGATTGAGAAAGTGAAAGAATCTTTGCGTAAATTTAAGGAAGCTAATCCAAATCATTATGAAACCTATCGTGAGCGTCATCAAGCGACCATGAAAACGATTAACCTGTCTGAATGTATAAAAAACTCAGACAAATTCCAAAAAGCGATGGCTGAACGAAGAGCAAATAATATTAAAAGAGGAAAAGGTGCGATTATTTCAGAAGAAACAAAACAAAAAATTAGTGAAGGCCTTAAAAAATATTATATGAATAATCAGCATCCTTCTACAACAAATACAACAAAAGAAGCCATTAAAAAAGCACTAAGTAAACCAATTGCTCAATATACAAAAGAAGGAGTACTCGTGAGAGAATATAAAAGTATAACGGAAGCGGATGAGATGTCAGGTGTTAAAAGAAGTAATATACAACAAACACTATATGGTAATACAAAAACTGCAGGTGGATTTGTATGGAAATTCATTCCAAAAACGGTTGAGTAAGAAATGATTTATATTTCCATCCCTGTATTTGAGGAATGTTAGGAAAAAAATGTGTTCTACTTGCCGTGAATCTACGTGCTTTTCTTTTTTTTATAGTATGACGCTTTCCTCCTTCTGTTTTATTCATTTTTATCATATTATATGAGATAGATTGTGTTTTATTTTTCTTACGATTTTCTTCTAAATCAATATACCATTTAGGATTATCATATAAATTTCCATCTAATATCATTGATATTGCGCTTGAAATCCATGGATAAATAACACTGCATTTTTTATTTCCATATTTTTTTGATATAAGTTGAAAGAATTCATGCCAATTGGATGAGTTGTGATAGAGTGGTTCTAATTCTTCTTGTAATTCATCATTAACAAAGTAAAATTCTTTTGGTTTATAATACGGATTGTACATATTTTTTTTAGATTCAAGATATACGTTATGATCCTTTTTTAACATTGCATCAAAATAATACTCATACCATGTTGATCCATGAAATGCAATATGAAATGCCTTCATTTGGACTTTTATTTCAGTATCATCAGGTAATTTGCATTTAAATGAACTTGTATCATCAAATGAAATGGTTTTAATGTTTGGGTTGATTTGTCTTACAAGTGTAATTCCTAATAATATCATATGTTGTGCAATACCTTTTTGTATATATCTTTCTAATGAGCATTCTTCATCTGCTTCTACCCATATTAGTAAAGCATCTGTTTTATCCGTTTCTCTTGCTGGAACATTTAACTGAACACATTGTTTTGTTTTACTTCCTATATTAATATTAAATGCATTTGGTTTATTTGAATTTCTATCTAATAGTAACACGATTTTTAATTGGAATTTTCCGTATTTAATTGTAAGAGTATACCATGCACTTTTCATCTAAGTTAATCAATAAAAATATTTTAAATATCTCTATTGATTAAAAGATTTAATGTCTAAAAAGATTGGAGCAATTTTAGCAAGATTAACACCGATTGGTTATCAATCTTCTTACCAAATTGATTTTTCTCGTCATGAGAATTATGAAGATTCAGATGATGAAGGTAATGAATGGCAGTGGAATTATCCGATTCGTTTCACATATACGAATCTAAATGGCAATCCTCTTTTTTTAAATACAGACGAAATACCATACAATACCGTTGAACGGTATACATGTGCTACTTTTTGGAAATCAAATTCAACAACGATTATACGTTTAATTTCAGATACATTTAAAATACGAAAAGCACGAGGAGAACCCATTCCCGACTGGTCGATCTCACAAATGTGTACTGCAGGAGATTCTGTATGGTATAAATTTCAACATAAATAAAAACGCATCAAAGACCATCCAAATCAATGGGTTGCCAATGAATACATATATCCACACTAATCGGCAAAGTAAATGCAATAAGATGATGCAATGAATGGAATAAATTATAGTTGTATTGAATGGCAATCAGATAACAGGATACATCTGCAATACACAGAAAGAAGACAAAATAGAGATAGGGATTACAAAGAAACATAGGGCGTATTGATTGTAAATGTATCCCTACAATAAAAAGTATCCCACCAATAATGACAGAGATTAAAATATAAAAATCCATATTGACAAAGACAAGCGGTAACAAGACGGCATGGAACAGAGACGATTCAATCACAAGATCAGATGGACTCAAAGACAAAAAGAAGTAGATCGAAAAAACGTAGATAGATAAATAGGAGTAGAATGCATCAATAAATAGAAATAGATCATCTACTTCATCGGATAAAAGTAATCCCGTAGAGAGAAGATGATGTATTAAAGAAAAGACAGCATTGAGTCCAATTTGCAGAGCATATACATATTTTTTATGATGAAGATAGTACACAATACACGGTATCACGGACAGATTACTTAGCACTACTATATACGGATTCATATATTCATGTATCTCTCTACTACTTTATAAAGACCTAGTTTAAATTACATCCCAACGTCATCATTTGCAACTCTATCTCTGATATAAAACAAAAGAACTTAAAGCTCTTCTAAGAAGTAAGGGTGTGGAGAAATCCACAAGACGGTATGCCCGAGTGGTTTTAAGGGAGCAGATTACTAATCTGTGGTGATTTCACGCGTAGGTTCGAATCCTACTGCCGTCGTCCAATGTTACTTTGATCTGTGTCATCATCTCAAAGTAACTGATTACATTCAGTTACGTAATCTGCCTAAATAGCTCCAATGGTAGAGCAATTGCCTTGTAAGCAATAGGTTATCGGTTCGAATCCGGTTTTAGGCATATTAATATTATTAAGTGATTTTTATAAAACCAATTAATAATATAAATTATTTCTATCATTCATACCATAATTTAGGAAAGATCTCAGAATGATATTCTTTTAGTAGTGCACGAATATCATCCATGTTGCCATCTTCTTTCTCAGAAATTTCACGAATCTGATGTAATACATATTTTCTATAATCAATGGATACCTCTTCTCTACCGTCATATTCGTCCCATTTCAAGAAATTTTTGTATTTAATTGGAAACGATTTAAGTGTAAGTTTACTACATTTATCATTTACCTGTTTTCCAAATTCTCTACATAAATCAATGAGGATCGGATCATCACGTCGTGGAGAGTAATATTCTTTTAAGAGTTCAGCGTTCGGATCACGTTCAACTAAGCGTTTATTGTATTCATTTAATGCAAATGAACTCATGCCAAATCCACCATAACAATTGTTATAAACAACTGTAAATGTCTCTTCAACTTTTTGATCCATTTCTATTTATAGAATAGTATTTATCCTTAAATCCTGTATGTATTAAAGAAAGAGCTTAAAGCCAATCAACTCCTAAGTACATAGAATTGGGAAACCAATTCTGTGATAGTCCTGTAGCTCAGTTGGAAAGAGCTTTCGACTTCTAATCGAAGGGTCGTGGGTTCAAGTCCCATCAGGATTATTTCTCCTATTTTTTTGAGGTGGATTCCACACCCATCTCAACAGAATAGCGATTTGGCACAGTGGAAGCGCGTCTGGCTCATAACCAGAAGGTCCATAGATCGAAACTATGAATCGCTATTATTTTATTATGATCAAGTTAAACTTTATCATATTAAAAACTAAACTTCTAATAGAGAATATAAAGAACACAAAAGATCTCCAACTAGTGTTATCGAATCATGGGGTGTGGATGTAGAAAAAAAGCAAACAATCAATCCATGCAAGTATCAATGAGTCGTGAGATTAATCCATTAGATCCCCCTGAATGGGGTCCCATTTTGTGGAAGTATATGCATTGTCTTACGGAGAAACTAGGTACATCTGGTAATGCGATTGTGGATACGGACCAAGCCAATTACATGGAGATTCTGATTACCATGCTCCCACTTATTGTACCATGCACCGAATGTCAAGGTCATGCCTCCACCTATCTAAGTGCAAATCCACTGCCTTCCTTGAAGGGTCTGTATAATTCTACTCTACGAAATACGGTTCGTTCATGGCTATTTGCATTTCATAATGCAGTTCGTACACAGAAAGGTCAAGAAATTCTTGTTCATTCAGAAGAAGAATGCGCAAAACTATATGAAAATTGTCTTGTACTAAAATGCGAATATACGAGTTTTATTCAAAGTGTCGCTGCCGCCGTGCGGCAAGGATGGGTTCGGATGGACAATTGGCGTAAATGGTATTCTCATGCGGAGCGAATGCGAATTCTATCAGGAAATTTTGTAGTGTAACCTTTGGTAGTGTAACCTTTGGTAGTGTAACCTTTGGTAGTGTAACCTTCGGTAGTGTAATCCCATAATTTATACCAATTTCTGTAAAGATGTTTGTGGATAGGATACAATATTAGAACTATTCATATCAACAACATATCCATGATCCATCAAGGCTCCTGCGGTTAGCCTGGTAAAATAAAACGAAGTTCCAGCAACACCTGTCATGATTTCATCGGGTAGACAAGGATGAAATACATTTCCTGAACCATAATTGTAATAACGATAATCCGATTGGAATTGACTATTGATTCCTTCTTCCCAATGGGAGTAAGCGGTACCAGAACCAAAACTATTTTCAACGGGAATACGTTGTACTTGATTTCCAACAATTTCTTGATAGGCTTTAATCGCTTCACTCTTTGCTCCAGGCCCTACATACCATGTTTTAGATGCATCCAAGAATTGATCCCAACCGATGGTTTCGTATCCTGTTTGCATGGAGGCAATACCAAGGCCATGTAACATTTCATGAATAAGAACAGGAATGAGTTTTGTAACAGATACACCATTGAGTTGTGAAGATCCAAGAAGTGATGAGGAATGTAATGCATCACTATTAAGTATGACGAGTTGTCGTAAAGGCATTGCAGGAGATACTTTATCATTTGCAATGGTTGGACGTGCACTTGCTAGAATTCCAGTACCGAGAGATTTCATATCTACGTCTACAATCATATCATACTCTGTACTAATTTCTGCCAAACGAAGTCCATGAGATTGTACAATAATGGATTCCAAAAATGCCTTGCTCTGATTAAATAAGGTTTCTATTGCAGAAGATGGCGATCCATTCAAATAATTAAATTGTATTTTATAGGGTTCTACAATGGAAACATCTGGTTCATTGGATGAAATAACAGGATCTTGAACGGGATCTTGAACGGGAACAACTGGATCTGGAGCAACAGGATCATTAGATGGATTGGTTGGAACTGGAGCAACGGGATCATTAGATGGATTGTTGACTGGAACGACGGGATCATTGGAGGAGGGATTGACTGGACCTGGAATAATAGGTTCATTAGAAGGAATAACAAGTGGCGAAGTAGTTAAAATATTCCATGTTGAATTAATGTATCCATCTACTTGAATTGCACTAGATTGTGATGAAGTATGTGCAGTAAGTGCATGAATACCTCCATAGAGACGTGACATACCCGCTGAATCTGCCATATCATCCCATGTATCAAAAGATAAGGTAATAGGTGTAGAGGGAACAGTACCAGGTTGAACCTCTGATGCACCAATGGGAACTACAAAGGTACCATAGGTTGTATTTTGATCCATTGTAAATAAGGGGCTAATCAGTGTCTGTTTATCATACATAATAGATCGTTTTGTAATTGTACTACCGAACCATTTATTCATAGTAAGTGCAAATGCTTTAGAGAAATGACTATGTCCTGATGGAAAATCAGCAAAGGGTGGGGTAATAAAATTCGCCGCTTGATAAGGTATCCATTGTGCACCATCCACATTTCCATTCCATGATGCGATGGTTTGACCTGCATAACGACGGCGAATTTCCTGAATGGGTCGTGCCTCCATATGTGCCTTTTTCAATCGCCAAGTGACACGACCGCCTTCAAATAAGTGAATAGCAAGATCTAGTAGAGAATAAATAATATTATCACAAGAAACGGAATCAATGGTTCGTACATATTCTTTCCAGAACCAAAGAAACATTAACGGAGGAGAAACGGTTCCTGGTCCGCCTGCCCAAAATTCTGCAATTAATTTATCTGTATCAGACAATATTGCAGCCATTGATTTAACAGTATCAATTTCAGCATCACGTGCAGAACCCGTGGAGGGAGACACACTGGATTGAATCATAGCTTCATTTTCTTCTGTAAGACATGTAGATGTAACATTGTCCCATGTATAAGTAAGGTAATTTTGTTTTTTGCCATTAACAGTAAGTCGTGTCCATTGTTGTGGAGCAGGATAGGACGAAATAGAATTAATCGTAATGCCGTCAACAATAATGGTTTCATTCCAGTTAGCGGATTCAACGGGTTGAAGGGTAGAGGCAACCGATGAGCCATCATTTTGCCGAGAAGTAAACCAGGTATTCCACAATGCAAACCATGACGACCAGTTACCAAATGATTTTACACGGTTTGCTACTTCCACATTACAATTAAACATGGAACGATAGGGCCCTGGAATAAAAAATGGCATGATAGCATCTACCACGTTACACATCCAGACAATTTTATCATTTTCGGATAAAACCGTATTTGACTTTGTATTCCAATTCCAGTTGTCATGTACACCCGAAATTCGTGAATCAGAGGAAACCCAGTTCCATGCCTGAGCGATGGAGGAAGCCCATACATACATAAAACGAGAACCCCTTGTAGGCCCCATATTAACCGATGCAACATATTGCATGAGTTGATCCAAGCCAATCATAATCACATAGGAAAGAGAGGGTGCTGGATCAGCGACGGAGGGTCTTCCCATTATTACAGCGGATAGGCTATTTGGAGGTGCAATAAAGGAGGAATCAGCAGATACGATGGGACCCTGTCCAACTCCGTTCATCGCACATACAGTAAATGTATAGGGTTGCCATTCTTCCAAATTTGTAAAACGATAAAATCCATGAGCGGTTGTTACCGATGATTGTGCAACTCCATTCAAATAGGGTGTGACAAGATAGGTATAAGGCCCTACACCATTTGTGGGTGCATTCCATGAAACAATAATGGATCCAACGGTGTATGTGATTCCAGTAACGGGTCCTGGTAGGGCGATATTCATACCGCTAATAAGCGATTCATTGAGTTCAGGACATGGACACCCAGGACTAATTCCAATGCAAGCGGGATAGCGTGTATATTGTGTCATTTGTCCCTGTTTTACAGAGTAAATGATGGAGCTATCTTTGATAGCAACTAATGGTGCCGTACCAACACAGGAAAGAAATGATCCAGCTACCGCTTTTTCACCTTTACGCCTGGTAATTTGCGATGCATCAAAGTTACGATTATACATTCTATCTTTATAAATCAATAAAAATAGAATAGATAAGAATATTTCATTTAAGGCAGGTTCTCACCGTTATCTGAGGATGGAAAAGCAGCCATTTCTGGTATCAATTGCGGCATACTCATGGGAGGCTTAACCTCTACGATTTCCTCTTCGGTACTCTTCATTGTTCCAAATCCAAACCAAGAAGTGACATATGCAACCATTGCTAGAACAAGTTGATAAATCCAATCAATAATTCCTGATCCGAGCATTTCTTCTACCGTATGTGACTTTATGGATGGTTATATAGACGCAATCTATAAAATAATACAAGCAGACCACGCTGAACCTCTCTTTTTAAGAGTATTTGTTCGTCGCAGTGTAGTACGTCCGCATTTTGAACATTGGAACCGAACATATCCATCAATGAATAAATCCTTGTGAGGTGGGACCTCAATATTGTATAAATGGAAACAGTTTTGTTCTCTCAGTAATTGAACCCTTTCTTTCATCTTCTCTTCCTCAATTAACTGTTCAAAGTATTGAGTACGAAAACGGTCAATCTCATTTCGTATCATTTTTATTTAGAATGCATAAAAAAGAAAGAACAAATAATATATTAAAACCCTTTATAATATAAATCACATTTATAAACATTATTGATGATTGCACCATAATTTCCAGCACCACAATATTCTTCCGCAATTCCATTCGTACATAAAACCGTTTTTCCACCCTGAGGAGAGCGTAGCCACCATCCATTATATCCATTAGGAACCATCCCTTTACAACCAGCATTAATCCATAGATAACGAAAGCATTCCAGTGAAACAGAACTGGCTAGATCTGAAGTGGTATAAGTTGCACATGGATTTGAACTAGATGTAGATCTATCTCCTGAAATAATAATAACAAGGATAATAATACAGAGTGTGCATAGCATACATAAAATGGTTAAACAGCGTTTATAGGTTGAACAGAAGAACATACATTTAACACTAGTACTTATATGAGGCTGATCATAGATGGAAGAATCTATATAGGGTTTGTAAGGTTCAATGGAGAGTTTTGTATTTTGAATAATGATCTCTGGATATACTTTTGCTGACATTGTGTATCATTACATTCTTATTTTTAATCATTCTACATTCAATTTTAATAAATTTGATAGAACCAGTTTAAACATATGAATTACAAATATAATTAAGAATCTACAAATGATTACACGTCAACTTGTACTTAATTTATCGCCTAATTTTGATGTCCCGCTTGTATACACCAAACATAATATAAAAGAGATAGAAGAAGCCCTATGGATAGGGGCAACTATTCAAAATAGTATCAAGACACGGCGAGCAAATGATGAAGCAAGAAAAATTTCGGAACTAAAAGATGCTGAAATTCAGCGGATTCAGTCAACGTATCAAGAGAAGCTGACAAAGTTGTTGGATGATATTCAATCTGTATCAAAAGAGAATGAGAGAATTACATCAGAATATATGGAGAAAGTGAAGGAGGCACAACAAATTGAACGTACTCATGCATCCATTGAATATGAGGAGAAAATGCGAATCTTGAAAAAGGATTATGAGGTTCTGAATTCTAAGTATGCTGGTTTAGAATCGGCGAGGCGTATCTTGGAAGAATCTCGTGCGAAAGACATTCAAGAAGCGATTCAGAGAACCGAAACAATGATGGAGAAGGTTATTACATCCAAAGAAGATCAGTTACTAAAAATGGAGAGTGCCTATCAAAAACTAAGTGAATCTATTGCAAAGCAATCGGAAGAAATTACAAAATTATATGGAACCCTTGGTAGACGCAACGCCAATGTAAAAACAAAGGGATCAGATTATGAGGAAGAGTTTGGCACGAAACTCATGAAACATTATGGAATTTCCAAAGGATTCAAACTCATTAATACGCATCTCGGATCAGGTCATGAGATGGACTTCTTGATGGAATTAGAGGGTCAGTGTGTGATGTGGGAATTAAAGAATTATACATCCGTCGTACCGAAAGCAGAAGTGGAAAAATTCTTGCGAGATTTGAAGGAAAATCCACAGGCAAAAATCGGTGTAATGATTAGTCGTTCCACCGATATTTATGGTAAAAATCAAATGGGATCTCTACTAACAGAATTTGACGGAAATAAGATGATGATTTATTTGAATCGGTTTGAAGAATTTTGTGGGGAAGATGAGGGACGTATTTTCCAACTACTAACCTCACTCTTCCGTATTTGGTGGAATTATCATCATGAAGAGAATGTAACATTTGATCGTGCAGAAGTCATTCGTGAACTGGAAAAAGCAGTAGAAGAACTCTCTAAGCGTCGCACGGAATGGAGACGACACAAGGCACATTTGGACGAACTAAGCCGTTGGACAAGTGACTTATTGGATGAATCTGAAATGCGTCTGGATCGTGTATTAAAGCAAACTCGTAATCATGAAGAAGTAGATGTAACGAGGGATCGTCCACTGATTCTTCCAGAAGATGTTTTCCGTGAATCAAAGGAGGATCGTGATCTTCAGTGGATGAAATCTATTATGTCGGTTTGCTCGGTGGGCGGAGAAATGGAAGTTCGTGAGTTGGTGGATTTACTCAGTGCACATCATAAATTATCCAAAGACACGATTCGTTCCAATGTCATGTCGGTGATCAAAGATTCTGCGGTGTTTAAAAAGAGTGTGGTAAAATACATCAAAGGTATTTCTAAATTCGTACCTGAGTGTCAGATCAATTTGACCGTTTAAAGTGGTAACTTAAATACTACTTATCTATTGAATCTCAATATGAGAGTAGCAGTAATTCTAACAGGTGCACTTCGCACCATTCGTAAAACAATGAAATATTTGAAACAACATGTGGTAATTAATCCATATGTTGATCTTTTTTTATGTATTCAGAATGATAAATCTGAATCAGAAGAGGAATGGAATAAATGGTTCAATGCAGAGTTAGGTGACTCTATCAAAAAAATAACATGGTTTTCCTTGGATAAATATGCAGATTGGATTCCTCAGCGTGAACGACTTCTTTCCCATCTTACCATTGAGAATAACTGGAAAGAATATCTTCGTAATAGTGGATCCATGATTGAATATTTGCAACTTCATCTTGCGTATATGGATATGTCCCATTATGAACAGATGTATAAATTTAAATATGATTACGTCATTCGTACACGAACAGATAGTATTTTTACAAAGCCAGTAGACTTTCATTGGCTGAATTGGACCAAAGAAGAAGTGGATCAGCGTATCCAGAAAATCCGCCATGAGATACGATCACATCAAATGGATGAATCCGATAAAAATATTTTTAAATATTTCATGTGTACGATTCTATCGGATGATGTGATTCCAAATATTCCACATATGTTTGCAGATCTTCAACTTAATGAAACAGATAGCATTCCTTCATTAAATCAATTTCATCATTATATCCAAAATGGACGATATATTCTTACCTTGCGCAAAAATAATCTGTATATTGTAAAACGTAATTTATTTTATTTAATTCCATCTCTTGCGATGATGTATGGCATGTTACGATCGCCTTGTAGTGATGATTATTGGTTTAATGCCGAGGGGCAATTTCGTGATGCATGTTATTATTCGTGTATTACTGTATTTGATTATTCAACCTTATTAGAAGAAACATCATTGGATTATCCATCATCCTGGGATGGATCAAAATACTTTGATAACGAATTCAACTTGATTCATAATAACATGTTGTATTGTATTGTTCGTAAATAGTGAGTCTATTTAATTCTTCTTGCGAAATTTAGTGCCATTGCGAAGAATGGTATAACGAGATTCATCATTGTTTTCCTCTTCGTCTTCTTCCTCCTCCTCTTCTTCCTCCTGTTCCTCTTCTTCCTCCTCCTCTTGCTCATTTTTATCTTCTACATCTTCTGATTCGGATTCATCACTCATAGTACAAAATGACCTCTTTTTGCAAATCCGAAGACAACAATCGTCCTCATTACATACCTTAACGGGTTGTAGATTAACAATGACATTTGCAAACGAAGTAGCACTAGAAAACGGCGGAGGACATGCTGGACATGAAAACAGAGATGCCAAATACATGACAGGTTCGTATGACTTTTCCTCTGCCAATTCCTTATCAGATACATCCGTTACTTCAGAATTTTCAGCAGAGTCATGGTCCGAGCTCTCTTCTGATTTCACGGAAGGATCATTCATATCCTCTTTGGTGGAGTCATCCGATTGTACCACATCCTCGTCAGAGGTAGATGACGCAGGTTGATAATAGAGTGCAATATCCATAGCAGAATATGAGTCTTGGATCTCAGACCATTTCATTGTAAAAATGGAACATGGAATATAATTCAATACAGAATTATGCTTAAATGAATAAAAGTAAGAAACATACACGGAAGAGAGTTCTACATCCGAAAGAGCACAGCGATTCTTCAGCGTGCTATGCAAGGATTCATCTTGATGAAATGAGAGGTTGCCATAGCAATCCTCTACAACAATATTGTAATCGCTGTTATAACGGCGATAAACATTAAATGTATAGGATGAATTAATGGTAAGAACGGAAATAAGATCCAATTTCTGAAAAATACGACCATTTACATGAATGGTGGAAATATCATTCAATCGTTGTATACGTGCAGAAGAATCGTAATATTGTTGTGCATACATTTGTATTTTTTATCTACATATGTAATAAGTCTATCGTTTTTAAGTTGTTTTCATATTTCATTATAGCGTATCAAATACGTATAAATGAAAGATTTAAATAGCATCAACTGAATTGACATACTTCTTCTTCAACTCATTGTACAAGCATGTATACAAGTTGCCGTTCAATTCCTGCTCAGAAAGAGAAGCGGAAACAGAATTTAGCTCCAAAAAAGACTTACCTGCATCTTTGGCATCTTTATCCCAGAAGACACGGTAGTTAGCATTTACTCTATATACATTGGATTCCTCTTTGCGGAGATAAACGGTTTCATTGTTAAATGAAATGTATACACCTTGTTTCTGAACACCGTTAGCGGCGACATAGTTTTCGTTGACAATCAAACCCATTTTTCTATAGTAGAGGAAAAGATTTTTTTAAAAAAAATTGAACACGCATCATTTTTACTCAATCCCATATTGTATTAAATGATTACATGGGTTTTGATAAAATGGATTTAATAATGGGTTGAATTTGATTTTGCACCGTAGAGGCTACTGTATCGGGAAACATTTTTTCATATTCATTGAGTTGATTACGTACACTATTCAGGTTTGCCATTACCGTTTCGGGAGTATATTCCATATCTTCTGTCATGTATACATTTGGAGGAGGAACCTTTTCCGCAATCAGATTTTTATACAATGCGTAATCGGCACGATCCTCTTTTACATCTTGAGGCGGAGGAATATTATCCGTTGTACAACGGAAGGAGGATTGGATGGTATTCATCTGATTGCATTGAGTATCCGTACTCTTCAAGGATGTACTTTGAAGACATTTCTTTGATTGAGGACACCATGAACACCCGCTTGCACTCGCACATGCACTGCAGGAGGTATATTGATCACAGTAATTATCAAGAAATGCTTCTTTATAGGATTGTGTCAGATAAAGAATAATAACTAAAAGAAATAGGGCAGTTATAAAAAAAATCATGTCTTTCATGGTAATTAACTAGTTATACATAATATTCATTTCTGCTTATTATATCTGGATCTCTTTCGTGTTTTTAATCGGCGGCCACCTTGTTGAGACATATTTTTTACTTGTTGTGTTACTTTTCTTTTTCTAGTGCCATTTGGGTTGTTATTTATATTTACATTTTCATTTCTGTGTTTTTTACATAATGTAGAAGATTGTAAATTAGGTGGTAATTCTTCATATTCCAAAAGCATGCACATGGCACGATTATAAATTCCTTCAAATCCATAATTAAAATCTTTCTTCATTTTATTATCATGGGCTTGATAATATGACAACACCGATAAATTTTCTTTTGACGCAGTTAAATAAGCATCTGTAAAGCTCTTAACTGTATTGGAAGATGTATTGTTTGAACGTTGTGAATTTGAAATATTGATTTTATTAAAATTGCTTGGAATTACCGTCCATATAGGAATTATTTCGTTAGTCTCCAATATCTCCGATAAGATGGCTGAACTATTTTCCATAATTCTAATTTGATCAGTAGTAATCTTATTACCATTTTTAGCCTGATTTTTTTTCATACCCTCAATAACAGACACAAATGTAGTTTTATATTTCTGTGGACGAGGTTTTTTAAATAAAATAAATGCCAATGTGGTAGAAACAAGTATACTCAATTGTTGTTCATTGGTAATCAATTTACCTAATGAATTTACTATAATTTGTTTTAATTCATCGGTATACTCAATAAGATCTTTCAAATCACGAGAACCTGCTGCAATAATTTTATTTATAATCGTACGCAAATTTCCAATTTCATTCACAAAATCAGAATAAATACCTTCTGAATTTGTTATGCTTTGCAACCATTCAGAAACAGTCGTTGGAAACTCCTTAATGAGATCATTTAATTCATCTATATTCTTTTTACTTAATTTTTTTATTTCAGTCAACGTTCTTTCTCTTTGAGATTGATAAATACCACTAAAAAGCAAACTAGAAAAATACAACACAGGATCAGGTACTAATGATTTTATTGTATTTAATGTATGAATACGAACATTAAACCATTGTCCTATATAGTCTGTTATTTTTTTAATATTGCCAAGTACTTGTAATAGAGTAGTTTGTTTTTTAAGAAGTGTTGGTTCATCAATTTGTCTTGAATTTATGTCATAACAGTAATAGGTAATATTACTACCTTCATTTTTTAAAACACAACTAAGACCATTCATTCGTGCAGTGGTTTCACAGCATTTATCATTAATAACCATTGCCATTTTTGGAATATTTGGATTACTTTTTAGCTGCGAAAAGGTTCGGATTTGAATAAAATCCGTCCAGGTTTTTAGACTTGCGACCGATTGTTTTTGTTTATCAGACAAATTCTCCGCAGCAGGTGTTGTTTTCAATTTCTTAGGTTCTCCTTGTCCACGAATAGTCGGTAAACCAATCGTGGCTGCTACACGATTTAGAGCAAGACGGGTATATCCATCCTTTTCACCATTTACAGTAACAGTACTATTATTTGTCATATTTGTTATATTAATTGAGTGATACTCATTATCTACCGCTACATTAATAAATCCAAACAGTGTGATGGTTGGAGCAGAAGTTACTTCATATGATCTCTTTTCAACTTTATTACCACGAGGATTTACAGTAAATGTTCTTGTTCCGATTACGGTATTTACTTTACGTTTTGTAAAAGATCCATAACCCGAACCTGCGTCCCATTCTCCTACATCCAACATAGCAACACGCATTTTATGTGATTCTAACGATTTACCGATATGTGAATTCGCCGATTCTACATAAAATTCATGCACGCCATCAGCCTTCAATTGAGCAACTAGTTTTGCAATATCACAATCACTATTGAGAGAATACGTACCAACAAATGCATTTGTTTTGGAAGTTGGCATCCATTTAATATCAACCTTATCGTGTAGTAATTTAGTATACTCATCTGCAAGTTCCTCTATTAACTGATGGCATTTGGGTTGAATCACACGCTTATTTTCTGTATTTGTAAAAATATTTTCATCTATTTTTTTTATCCAAGTACGATAAAATTTGGTTAATTTATCCTTTAGATCATCGTCTCCTACCATGTTTAAATAATGTTGAAGTACGGATGTTTCAAATGTTTTCTTTAGGCCATTAATCATTTCTGCACCATAATGCAAAAAATCATGATAGGCATCAATGTACGACCGAAGAAACTCAGTGATACCATAGATTGCATGAAAGTTGGGCTTATTTGGCTTCTTAATAAATTCCTCTTCCAATGAAGTTGGTTTTTGATTTGGATCGTATATATATTTAATGGCATCGTCAGGATTCTTTGCAGGGGTAATATTATCAAAATTGTAATGAATTGGAAGAAATTTAATTAATTTATCAATTAATGTATCTAAAGAATAACTATCATATAAAAGATTCAATGGATCTTCGTCTGGTAAGAATATTTTGCTACCTTTTTGTTGTGATTTACTTAGTAAAGATGCGAAGGTAGGGGTTGTAAGAAATATGTGTTTTTTTTGATAAAGTTGTTTGAATTCTGTTTCATTAATGCTTACAACCTTAATTTTGTTTGTTGCAATGTTATTTGCTGTATTCTTTGATGAACTTGCAGTAGCAGCAGTAGAACTATTTGCATTATTTACATTTGCAGAAGAAGGTTGATTATTATTTCTGATAGGTAGATCATATAATTCTTCATCCAATGCAATCAGCATTCCATGTGGACCAATTCGGTAATATTTCATTTCAGGTAGTGGTGTATCCTTTGCTTCATTCTTTGACGAATTTGCAGAAGAAGAACTTGAAATATTATTGGATGAACTTGCAGCAGAAGAACTTGAAGAAAGAGAAATATCATTAGAATCAGACATGGAAAGAGTGTAGATGATTAGTTCTTCCTCGGGTGTAAGCGTCTTAAAATATTGCGTTTTTAGTTCATCATCTTCTAAAAAAGTAGGTTCAGAAGAACATGTTACTTTCTTTCGTGTAAACCCTTTTAACCATGGTTTTTTGTTTTTTTTTGGTGACCACGGTTTATTTTGATATGACCATTTTGGTGTATTTTCATTTAATGAATTACCGCTCATTCTATCATTGTCTCATAAAAATATACAAATAAATAAGTAATCTAAATCAGACTGGGTTTCACTTTCACGGGAATGATCTGTGATCCATCTACACGATGTTTTGGCTCCACATATTTTAGTTTCATAAATCGGAAGATGTCTTTTTCCGTTTTCATATAAGGTGGTTCAGGAAGGTCATTCCGTAAAGGTGATAAAGTGTGTTCGTTCAAGGTATATCCTTTCTCCAAAGTATATTGGCGAAATGCAACATTAAAACGATCCGAACCCGTAAAGTAAAGGAGAGAATAAGCATATTCTGTATCAGGTGTCATCAGTAAATCCAAACGACGAGCAGGTAAATTTTGAATCCGACAGATCGCCATGCATTTATGTTCACCCAGTGCTAGAATTTCCTCAATGTACCCCATTTTCTTTAGATTCTCCACATACAACTCAAGATTCTTTTTGCTGGACTTCGGTAGTACATTTTTAGGAACACGAATGAGAACATCAATATCGCCTGATGTTTCCGCTTCTCTTCTGAAACTACCCACCAAATCGGTCTCATACTCTTTCATTTCATCAGGCAAATTAGACTGCAAGATCTCACGATGTTGTTCCATTTCATTGCGTGGAATGCGTTGAAGTAAATCTTCATAGAAAACCAATCCGATTTTCTGTTTATCATTCAAGAGTTTGGGATTTTCCTTGACCTCTTTTCGTAATTGAGCGATACTTAAAATTCCCATTCCAACCAGTTCCGTTGCCTTGGAGGGTCCAACTCCATAAATATTCTGAAATGCATCGAGTGAATCCAAAGCATACAATTCTTTCGCCCTCTCTGCCGATCGGAGCTCGCCCGTTTCCAAAATTTCCTTGATTTTCTCCTGAATTTTAGCACCAATTCCCTTTATCATACGAACATCATCGTAGGAAGTAATGGGTTCTTCATGTTCTTTTAACTGTGTAATCACCTTTGCATAGGCACGTGCGCTAAATGGCTTTTTATCTGCCACATCACGTTTTCTCAAAACATCCAGCGATTGGATAATCACTTGCTTGTAATTGGATAATGCAGCAGCCATAATAAAAGCGTCAACTCATTTAGATCACCCACCGATTTCAATTTTTTTCCCCGCATCGGACAAAAATAAATAACATATTTATTTTTATCATTCAATTATGAGTGATGAGATGATTTGTGTTTTTTCATCATTGGTTGAACAACTTTATCATAATCCGTGTCAATGTAGACAGATGAATGAGGACATTGTTCGGTAATAGGAGGATTCACATGGAAATAAGAACGAACTTCTTGATGGGAAGATGATACGGGATTATGGATTGGTAAAGGATTAACCGATTCGCTCTTTTCGTCCATTCTTCGCTGACTCATTCTTTTTGCGATTTGTTGCTTCAATTTTATTTAGAAACGATGATAAAGATCAATTCATTCATGATATATACTCTGTATAACAAGAATGATAAGGCATATTGGAATGGAATGAAACCACTTCCTGATGAAATTTTTGTGATCCATTCTCAGCCCCAACAGGCTGAATTTGAATTACTATCCATTATTGCTGGGCTACATGGACATATTACTGCATTTGATATGATCACAGGATCGGAAGAAGGAACAGAAAAAGATGCAGACATCAATTCCGTTTTAAAAGCCTTTCAACAGTATATTTATCCACGCATGCCACTCTCTATGTATACAAGTTCAGAAAAACGTATGAAACCCGTGTCCTCTACAAAACCCATTATTGCAAATGAATTATAAAATAAGAGAGAATGTAACTCCAACGAATTTTATAAAATTTGAAGAAATTTAAAACGGATGTAGATAGATAGATAGGAATGGCACAGGACGCATCTACGATACTGACTAATACAACGGCTATAAAGGGCACTAAAAAAAAGAGATCCAAAAAGATCGTAGAAGAGCCTGAATTATGTACAATCTGTGCCAGTAAGTATACTCCTATCATTCGTAAAAAAATCATCTGTAAATTTTGCTCAAAAGATGCATGCTCAAAATGTATTGAGCATTATTTAATTAGTCGCCACGAGGATGGTCATTGTTTGCATTGTCGTGTAAATTACAATGATACCATGCTGAATGAAATTTGTACAAAGACCTATCTACAACAAACTTATTTTCGTCATCGTCAAGAAGTTCTGATGAACCGTGAACGTGCAAATCTACCAGGCCTTCAAGAGGAAGCGGTTCGTTTACGAAATCGCCGTGAATCCATGGTTAAAGTACAAGCCTTACAAAAGGAGTTAAAAGAACTCAAAGCAGAGAGAAATCGTTTGGCACATGAACATTATAAAATTCTATCAGAGTACAATACAAAATATCGTGAGTTAAAAGAAAATGGACAACTGGCGGATCTAAAAGCTAGAATGGACCAGTTTTATGAACAACGAACCCATAATCTAGAACAAATACGTGAGAAAAAAACAGAATATCGTAGGTTACGCTGGGAAAATCTGCATGGTAACCGAGAAAATCAGGACGGCGACGAGGAGGCTACAGAAACCAAAGAGGAAGAAAAGCGAAAATTTATTCGCCGTTGCATGCGCACAGGTTGCCAAGGATTTCTGAGCACTGCATGGAAATGTGGAATTTGCGAATGGTATAGTTGTTCCAAATGCTTTACAGTAAAGGGACAGGAACATGATTCACCACACGAATGCAAAAAAGAAGACATAGAAACCGCAGACATGATTAAAAAAGACTCTAAACCGTGTCCAAAATGCGGCGAATTTATCAATAAATCATCAGGATGTTCACAAATGTTTTGCATTTCTTGTAAGACTCCATGGGATTGGAATACAGGAAAGATTGTTACCCATGGTGCACTACATAATCCCCATTATTATGAATGGATGAAAAGAACAGGTGGAGATATGCCGAGAAATCCAGCAGATGTTCCATGTGGTGGATATCCTAATATATGGGAGCTTCGTCAAATTAATCATATTATACCACACAAAGTATCCTCTATTTTCTATGAATTCCACCGTGTATGTATGCAAATTCAAGATATTACTACAAGACAGTATCGTAGACATATGGATCAAGATGATGCAAATCAAATAAACATACGATTTCTACTCAGGGATTATGATGAAAAGACATGGGGGCGATTGCTTGCAACCAATGAAAAAAAGAGAAAATATGATGCCGAAATACAAGAAATCTTTACCGCATTTCGTATGGTTGCGGCAGAGCTTATCAATCGTGTACAACATTATCGTGATGAACGAATTGACAGCTTTACTCTTCTACCTCCAAAGCGTGCAGAGCAATTTATTCTTAATCTACATATTGAGATACAAGAACTGATTCTTATGATTAATAAAGCATTAGTAGATGTAAGTATTTCCTATTCATATTCTGTACCCTATATTCAATTTCTTAAAACAAATACAGACATCATCTATTATCGGTTAAGTTTTCGTAATTTTGCAAACGAAGTCAAGAAAGAACGAAAATCAAGAAAGACGGTTGCATGCAATGATAATACGGATGAAAAGGAAATGGAACAGCCTCAACATCATTCACCTGTTCCATATCCTTTTCATATTTCATTTGATGAAAAAGAACAGGTGAATGATGATGAGGATGAAGACGATGAAAAGGAAGACGATCAAAAGGAAGACGATCAAAAAGACGACGAAGGGGACGAAAAAGAGGAAGTTGAATCGGATCAAGATGATGATCGTATAACATCCTATGAGGTAGAACGCACTCTTGTTGAACAGGATAAAGAACTACAGCGTGCAATTGAAGAGAGTTATCTCTCCATACAAAAGGTCGTTTGATAATACAACAATTTATATCATAAAATCGTATCATAAACTCGTATCATAAACCCATATCTATGTATTTTTTATAAAAAGAATACATAGATCATGTCCTCATGTTATGATGTAATCATTGTTGGTGCAGGTATTGCAGGATTACGGGTTGGTTTACATATTGTTAACAACTATCCAACTATCAAATGCTGTATCATTGAAAAATACAATTACAATGGTGGACGAATTGTAACCTATCACAAACAGATTCCAAACGTAGGTGAGATTCAATGGGAAATTGGTGCAGGTCGTATCAGTCGTTCTCATCAAAAAGTACTACAATTAATGAAATCCTATGGATTGACCTATCTCCCTCTTTCGCCCGAAATGGGATGGATCGCCGCAAATGAAATAAAGGAAAACCATTTTTCAGAATTAACCGCTATTTATTTGGACCCATTAAAACACCTGCCACAATCGGTTCTACAAACACATACCTTGAGAGACATACTCTTCAAGATTGTGGGAAAACAAATTGCTGAACAGTTCATGATTAAATTCCCCTATCATGCGGAGCTGTATACACTACGAGCGGATATTGCACTAGAATCATTTGATACAGAAATGAAATCAAATGAAGGATTCGGTGTATGCAAAGAAGGTCTATCCGAAATGATCCAACAGATGGTGGAAGAATTTACAGGAAAAGGTGGAATCATTCTTCAGCAGATGGAGGCCAAACGAATTGAATCCGACAAGAATCATGAGACCCTTTTGTATTGCGTGGAACAATGTGGTAAAAATAAGATGAAACGTACCCTTTTCAGCAAAGCATGCATTCTTGCATTGCATAGCGAAGCGGTCAAACAGATTCAAGGTATCAGTCATTTACCGATTCTAAGACATCTATCCATGCGACCACTGGTTCGCATCTACGCCGTTTTCCCCGTTCATCAAAAAAAGTCATGGTTTTCGGATCTGTCTAAACTCGCAACTCCAGCGCCCATTCGTTATATTATTCCCATCCATCCATCTAGAGGTATTATTATGATTTCCTATACGGATGGTGCGGATGCAGAGTATTGGATCAAACAGCAACAAGAGAAGGTTCAATCGCAGGTGATGAAAGAGATACGATCACTTTTTCCTGACCGAGAGATTCCAGATCCGATCTTTTTTAAAGTTCACATATGGAATGATGGTTGTACCTATTGGCTGCCAGGGGAATACAACGTGGAAGAAGAAAGTTATAAATCGTTACATCCGCTTCCAGAAAGAAATCCAACTCTGTTTATGTGTGGAGAATCCTTTGCAGTGAAACAATGTTGGATGGAATCTGCACTACATCAGGCGGATCAACTAATTCATCACCCCAAATTTAAAGCAATGATAAAAGCATTTAAATAATGCATCTAACTGAATAGATAGTAACAACAATGTGCGGAATCTGGTCATTGATTCAATTGAAAAATAAAAAAGCCACGCCATCATTTGATGATTTTTATCAATTGAAACATCGTGGTCCTGATAATTCCTATTTTGAGTCATATGGCAATGTTACTGTTGGATTTCATCGCTTGGCAATCATTAATGATACGTTTTCTAGTAATCAACCGTTTCTCATTGAAGACTCCATGCGTACCATTATTTTTGTATGCAATGGTGAAATTTACAATTTTAAAGATCTCATCCATTCCTATGAACTTTCCTCCGAGATTGAAAATGACTGCATGGTGATTCCTGAGTTGTATTGGAAATTGATGAAGCACGGCCAAGAAGATGCATTTATGAAGGCAGTGGAGAAGGATGTCAAAGGTGAGTTCGCATTTTTGCTATTTGAATTTGATCGCATGAAAAATCTGAAAAAAGTCATTGCATCACGTGATTCGGTAGGAATTCGCCCATTGTATTATTCACCCTATGAAGGCACCAATGATTCACTCTTTTTTACATCGGAGTTGAAGGGTGGATTGCATTATGAAGGTAATTTGATTGAATTTCCACCAGGACATTACATGGAATATCATCTAAATGAATTGGGATCAGTGAATGTAGTGGATACGGATCTTATTAATCTCTATTTACCTCATAAACTAGGAGATAATAACGATGAATCTGCACTTTTGGAGAGCATCCAAGAATCAGTGATGAATTCGGTCCGTCGTCGGTTGAGTGCAGACAAACCCTTTGCATTTTTGCTATCAGGTGGTGTAGATTCGTCATTGGTTGCTGCGCTTTCTGCAAAGATTCTGGGTAAACCCATTCGTACGTTTTGTTGCAGTATGAAGATGGACGGACAACCTGTAGGAACCGATCTTGTCTATGCACGTAAAGTGGCGGATCATATTGGTTCCAATCACACGGAAGTCTTTTTTACACCCGAAGAGGGCTTCCATGCAATTCCCGATGTCATTCGTACGATTGAGTCATGGGATACGACGACTGTCCGTGCATCGGTGGGTCAGTATATGGTATGCAAATGGATTGGTACTCATACGGATTGTAAAGTGGTGATGGTGGGCGAGGGCCCAGATGAAGTCTGTTCTTCCTATCTGTTTAATTGGTATGCTCCAAGTGGTCTAGCCCTAGGAAATACTGCACATGAGTATGTGAAAAAAATTCACTATTATGATGTGAAACGTGCAGATCGTTGTATTAGTCGTTGGGGTCTTGAGGGACGAGTTCCACTGCTGGATCCAGAGTTTATTCAATCGTACTGGGATGTTTGTCCGATTCAACGAATGCCTGCAACAAAAGGGGTAGAAAAATGGTGGCTTCGTCAAGCATTTGAGGGAACCAATGTACTTCCCAACTCCGTTCTTTGGAGAACAAAGGAGGCATTTTCAGATGGTGTATCGGGTCAGAAATCATGGTATCAAATTATTCAAGAAGCGGTGGAGCCGTTGGTGACGGATGAAGAATTGAAATCCGCAGAAGAACAGTATCCGTTTTGTACCCCACGAACGAAAGAAGCCTATTATTATCGTAAGATCTTTTGCGACATTTTCGGTAAACATCGTCAGAATGTCATTCCCGGTTATTGGCAACCTAAATGGACTTCCGGTGGAAAAGAAGTAATTGATTATATTGATCCTTCTGCACGTGTACTTGATGTGTATCATCAGTAAAGAATCGGATTCTAGCGATCCGACATTTTGAATTTTCTTCAATTTTTTTTCTATACGATTAGTATAAACAATGTCCTCTTTCAATGTATTCTACCTTCGAAATACATCATCTTTTAACGAAGATGGGTCATATATTTCAACAGGTGCAGTTCTTACTGTTCAAGAGAATGGTATACAAATGTGGAAACAAGATTTGAATCTCAATGAAGTGTCCGCTAATTCATTAGAGGTCATATCCTCGTTGAATGTTGTATCCAGTATCAGCACCGATGCTCTTGCCGCAAATTCCATCACATTTTCCACCCTAAATGGTGATGCAATCACTGGCAATAGTGTGACTGCAGACACAATTACTGCTCAGCAGGTTGCATCTACCATCACTTTTCAGAACGGATTGATTCTGAATGGATTGAGTAGTCTAAATGACAATTCGGTTCACTTCTTGAAGATTGATGCGAATAACAATCTCGTATACAACACCAACCCAATCATCGGTACACAGGGTGATCAGGGTGCAACGGGTCCTCAAGGTGCTCAAGGTATTCAGGGTGCAACGGGTGCCCAAGGTGATCAAGGTGCAACAGGTGCCCAAGGTCCTCAAGGTATCCAGGGTGTAATGGGTCCAACTGGTTTACATGGTGCTCAGGGTGTAACTGGCGCCCAAGGTATCCAGGGTATTCAGGGAGAGCAAGGTGTAACAGGTCCTCAGGGTGAAATGGGTCCTCAAGGTCCTCAAGGTATCCGTGGTCTTCAGGGTCCTCAAGGTGATACAGGTGCTCAGGGCATTCAGGGCATTCAGGGTATTCAAGGTGAGCAGGGCGTCACGGGTCCTCAAGGTATTCGTGGTCTCCAAGGTCCTCAAGGTGCTCAAGGTATTCAGGGTGTAGATGGTGCAACTGGCATTCAAGGTATCCAAGGTATCCAAGGTATTGATGGTGCAACGGGTCCTCAAGGCATTCAGGGTCTTCAGGGTGCAAGAGGTCTACAAGGTATTCAGGGTGAAATGGGTCCAACCGGTCCTCAAGGTATCCAGGGTATCCAGGGAATTCAAGGTATTGATGGTCCAACCGGTCCTCAGGGCATCCAAGGCATCCAAGGTGTCACAGGTACTCAAGGTCCTCAAGGCATCCAGGGAGAGCAAGGTCCTCAGGGTCCTCAAGGCATTCAAGGTGATCAGGGTATTCAGGGAATTCAAGGTGTCACAGGTTCTCAGGGCATTCAAGGTCCAACGGGTCTACAAGGTCCTCAGGGTCTGAAGGGTGATCAAGGTGTTACAGGTGCCCAAGGTGTACAGGGTTCAGCAGGTAAGGGATTTGCAGTATTTGCTACCATTGATAATACAGCCAATGATGCGGATGCAATGGTATTATTGCAAGCATTATCCGTTACTGCTGATAATATCGGTCAATTTGTATTACAAACTGGCGGTAAGTTATGGTTATATAACGGTGCAAATTCATTTTCATATGCAGGCGATGTGACGGATGAAACGAAATTAATTGGTCCAACAGGTTCTCAGGGTGCTCAAGGCATTCAAGGCATTGATGGTCCAACGGGTGCTCAAGGTATTCAAGGTATGACAGGTGCTCAAGGAGTTGAGGGTCCAATGGGTGCTCAGGGCATTCAAGGTGATCAGGGTCCTCAAGGCCCTCAGGGTGATCAAGGTGTTACAGGACCTCAGGGATCACAAGGCATTCAGGGTACAACGGGTGCTCAGGGTGTAACAGGTGCTCAAGGTTCCCAGGGTGTAACAGGAGCTCAGGGTCCTCAAGGAAATCAAGGTGCTGTAGGTGCTCAAGGTATTGCAGGTCCAACTGGTCCTCAAGGCCCTCAAGGTGTTGAAGGTGCTCAAGGTGTGGAAGGTCCTCAGGGCCCTCAGGGCGTTGATGGTGTAACAGGCGCTCAGGGTCCTCAAGGCCCTCAAGGTGCTGTAGGCGCTCAAGGTATTGCAGGTCCAACAGGTGCTCAAGGTATTGCAGGTACAAACGGCGTCGGTGTAACAGGTGCTCAGGGTATTGCGGGTCCGACGGGTCCTGCTGGATCAGGTTCAGGTGCGTGGTTACAAACAAGTGGAAATACGGGTTCATATATTCTTTCACAAAATGTTGGAATTGGTACAACCAATCCGTCTGCATCACTTGATGTAAATGGAAATCTTCAATTAACACAATCATTAACAATTGGAACAAGTGGACAATTTGTTGCTGGTTCTATCT